ATGTCTTCACTTAAGGAAATTCAAGGTTTCACTCCTCCGGTCCTACATACTGGAAACGATTGGTACATTGACTTCTATGCATTCGATCCAGCAAAAGGAGAAATGCGACGAAAGAAAATCAAACTTAACTTTATCAAGAGAGCAAATGAACGTAGAAAGTACGCAAAGGATTATATGATCCGGATATCCGAGAAACTTTCATGTGGATGGAATCCATGGATTGAACAGGAACAAGGAAACGCTTATTTGTTATTCAAGGATATTATCGATAAGTATCGAGCCTACATTTACAAAATGCTTCGTGATGGTAATTACCGTCCAGAAACCTTGAAATCATATTCCTCTTACCTTCATAATATGGAGATATACAACAAAGGAAGAGAAGTCCCAATTACCTACATTTACCAATTTAGCAAGGACTTTTGTGTCATGCTACTAGAAGAAGTATATATAACAAGGGATAACACCGCATTCACTCGAGATAATTATCTAGGTTTCTTAAGATCATTCTCATCGTATTGCCTGGAACGAAATTATCTCGCCAAAAATCCTACTGAAGGAATTAGTGTCATTGGCCGAAAAGGGAAAAAGAAGATCCGGACACAACTTAAGAAAGAAGAACTAGTCAAATTGGCAGAATATCTCAAGGAAAAGAATCCTCATTTCCTTTTAGCAAGTTATATACTATATTACTGCTTCATCCGACCGGCCGAGATGAGTAAACTTAAACTTTCTAATATAAGCTTGGCTAGACAAACGATTTTTCTTCCGGACACGATATCAAAGAATAAAAAAGACGGCACTATTACCTTGCCAGCAAAAGTTATTCATTTAATGTTGGATCTTGATATTTTTAATATGCCAAATGACTGCTTCTTATTCTCTGACGGATTCAGACCAGGAATGAAACAAAAATCAGAAAAGATGTTTAGAGATTGGTGGTCACGCCATGTACGAATAGACCTAAAATTCCCGGATCGATATAAGTTTTATTCGCTCAAGGATACTGGCATTACTAACATGTTACGCCATTATGATACATTAAGTGTTCGTGATCAGGCAAGACATAGCAGTATACTCATGACCGATATCTATACTCCACATGACATCCAAGAAGCAAATGAACTCATCAAAAATTATGACGATGCCTTTTAAAAGTTAGTGCTCCAGAGTCCTTCTGGAGCATTTTTTCAACTGCAGATATATGGATTTCAATTCTACAGTCCTACTGTCCAACAAATATTAAAACAAAGCCTCATAAGGCTCCTGGTATTGCAAGCCAGTCATTTAGTTCCATCATTCCTTATCTATAAAAGATTCACTAATATCCCAATAAGAATCGTCATTCGTTGACACGGCTGTAATAGTACCTTGTGAACCTGGAGACAAGCATACAAAAGAATGAGCACTTATACTACCTGACTTAGTTTGCATAAAAGATGCAGATTGACATTTAAATCCAATTACATCAAAACTACGTGTACCCAATCGGCAATTTATATCCAATATGGCTCCTGGAACATCCGATGGATTAGGGAGATTGATGTAACGAGGCTCGCCAACATACGCTGTCAGTGTCTCAATATATGTTCCCTTTCTCAAATCTATATTATATGGATTTCTACCATGAATACCAAGTTCATCCATTTCATGAACAGCTGACCTCCATATAACTCTTGGTCTACTTCTTTGATATAAATATCCATATTCATCCCAATAAATAGAATTATCTGCCAGCACCCCAGTACCATCTTCCCTCAATACTATTTTCCCATTCGCAAGAGATAAGCTTCCCTCCTCAACTTCCACTCTTCCTTTGAACTTATACTTTTTATTTATTGGATCAAGTTCGAAAACTATTTCACCATCAACAACCGCAAATATCCCTGTACGCTTCTCGCCAGTTGTCTTATCGGTCAAACATTCCTTTCCTTGCACAATTCCAGTCAAATTTCCATCAGATGATTTGATACCAGAGAACATCTTGGGAGTAACAATATACTCTTCCCCTAATTCCGTTGCATAACCGTTCCACTTTTCTATCCATGGAAGAAGGTTTGCGTCCTGACCATCCTTACCCGGCTCCCCCTTCACTCGTATAGGATCACCCCATTCACCTGAATCCGCACTTTCTGATACCTTCTGTGAAATCCACACAACCGCATTCGTCGCATCGGTATGCCATCCGTCCGATGTTCCTCTTCCGGTAGGTTTAGCAGGTTCCGCTTCGCTATCATGATAAGTGATATAAACCCTCATTCCGTCCTTGCCGTCAGTACCGTCAATCCCATCGTTACCGTCTGCGACCATTAATGCCCATGCCGTACCATTATAGATATAAACTCGACCGTTATCCGTATCACGATACACCCAATTCTTTTGAGGATTAGCAGGCGGAATTGAAGAGTCTCCTTTCCAAACAATATCAAGACCATCCTTACCATCTTCACCGTTAATTCCGTCTAATCCATCTTTACCATCCGATCCATCAACCGTCATAACATACCATGCGTTATCCTGATAGACATAGGTTTTCTTGTCGGATATATTGCGGTAATACCAGCCGTTTTGAGGATTGGAGGGATGGGAGGTGAACTCGCCTTTATATACGAGGCTTGTTCCGTCTTCCCCGTTGATTCCATCAGCACCGTTGTTTCCGTCACGTCCGGGTTCACCTTTCAGATTCTCTTTTGTTTCACTGTCCAAGTTATCCCAAGTAAGTTTCACGCCACTCCCGAAATGAAAGCCTCCTTTGTCCCAGTATATTGCTCTGTTGAATATGTCGCCATTGCCATCCTTGTCCCATCTGATATTGCCTTTTGCAATGAATCCGGAACTGTCGGGATTGAACTGGTACAAGATTGTCCCGTCTTCGTCTACGGCTTTCAGCATACCGTTGACGCAATAGAATCCTTTCAGCCCGGCCGTTCCGGGTATGTCACCGCCCATGCGCACTTTCAGGCAATTGCTCCAGTCCTTTGTATAGATACCGTCAAGCACGTCTATTGCAGGCTGTCCGCTTTCATCAGCGTGCATATAAATAGCGGAATGTCTTCCTGCGTACTGCTCTTCGTATGAGCTGTTCCCGAATTGCACGATGTCGTCACCCGGCATGGGTGGATTCGTGACAAAGGTTATCCCGTCCTCGTTTACTTCCGATTCAAACTCCGATACCGGTATGTGAATTACTCCATCAACGATTGATTCAATCTCCACATGATACAATCGCTGGTTGCCTGTAAACTCCTGACAGCGGATGAAGTCATGCTCCATGAAACTCATATCGGTATCCTCGAGCGTGATAAGGTAGGCAGCCCCGTCTTCCGATATCCCGACTGTCTTAATCTTACCGCACCCCTGCGTGATAGTCTGCGCACCGATTATCGCCCTAATCTTAGATACCAGAAGTTCGAATATCGTAAACTGTCCACGTACACGGATAGCGTCAATTTCAAGCATCCACTTCCCCTTGATGTATTCCCATAGTTTCCATCCGTGCCCGGCAAAGCCGGACATGAAATCTTCCACATACTCTTTTACTCCATTCGCCAATTTCTGTCCTGTCTCTTTCACCGAACAAAGGAAACCATAAAACTTACCGTTACTTAATATTGCCATAATTTTTGGATTTATTCATTATACCCTATTATTCTTGATTGCAGGCTATTCCATGCTGATTTATATGTCTGTACAGCCCCGGACGGAACATATATCGGGCAAGTAGTACCCTCAAAAACGCCATATCCCAGACTGGGAGGCACGCTACCAAGCATCTTAATACCTTCTAAAGAACTACAGTTCATAAAAGCCCTCATACCTATTGACGATACGACTGCCGGAATTTCCATTAATGATGTCAACGATATGCAATCCCTGAATATACCGGATGCAAGTTCTGTTTGAGTTAATCCAGATGGAATGTTAGCCGTTTTCAAAGACGCACAACCCTCGAATGCAGAATTTTTAATAACTTCCATAGTATCAGGCAATAGTATTGCTTCTAACGAGGTACACCCATAAAAGACGGCACCGTCAAACTCATTTACATTAGGCATTACTATCACACTTTTCAAATTAACACAACCTTGGAATGCACCATAAACCAAACCAATACGACTTTTGTCATTTACATTAGCTATTGAGCTTGTAAAATATTTCAGCTCATCAAAAGACGTTATATCTATATTGCCTTTAAATAGTGTCTTTAGGTCAGTTACTGCAGCAGCCTGTTCGACTGTTAATTCTCCATTGCTACCCCAATTCTGTACGCATATTTCTCTTACGACCGGATCTTTAAAGTCAATAAATGCTATACCTGTCATGTTAAACTGAATATTCGGGAAATAGCTTTGAAGACTATACAACAGATCCGGAGAATAATTAGCAGAACTAGCCAGCTTCCCAGCTAACACCGGTATAATGTTATCATCCCTTTCGCCATTATCATTTATTCCATGATAACCATTCTCGGCCAATGAACGTAATGCAATCAATATATCATTGGAAGAAAAACTTTCATCAAAGCCTTTAGCTCTGACATATTGAAGAGAATTTTGCTCACCTAATATTAACTGTAGCTCTTTTAATAATTTATTATTCGTATTGCAATCCTCTACCCAGAAATCGGTTATTTCATTTCTATTATTGATTTCTAAAACCACATTTGAATACCTAATAGCCTTTACTCTTCCTGCCCCACTATTATAAGTGAGACGTACAAGGTTGGAGTTTGCATCCGGCATCTTATATACAATATCATCCGAATCAATCAACAAATCAGTTATATTGGTAAAAGCCGATAAGTCCAAAACAATTTTACTCCCGGCAAAAGCAGCAGTATTTAAAACTCTCAATGTGGGAGGAAGTTTTATGGTATCGAAATTAGTACATCCTGCAAACTCTTCCGTAAGTGATGTTACACAGGTGAACGCCAATTCAGTGAAAGACGTTATCTCTGTACCGATAAAAACATCTCCCAGTTCTGTAATTTCCCCCATTAGTCTTTTACTTATACCAATCTCATCGCCAAAGTGTTTTGCACATAGCGTTTGCACCAACTTATCTATAAAACGGATGTAGAACTCTCCATTTATATTGAGCACTAACCTATTAAAATAACTGCGAAGGGCAATAGCAGTATCTTCATAACAATTCGTATTGATATGAAGCGTTCCATCAAGAACCGGGCGAGGATCATCACCAGCTACACCGGAACTGTTAAGCCCGACATAAGTCCCGTCTGCCAGCTTTCCAAGGTTATCAAGCATCTCGGCTCCATTCTCATTATAGGTATATTCCCCAAACACTGCACGCACACGTTTAAGGGCATGTGCTTCTCCCTGTTCCTGCTGTGCATTCATGATCTTTATTAAAAGGTCAACCGGATTAAGTTTCGGACAATCACTGACAAAGAAGTCCGTAATCTTTCCGGCACAATCATCGACGAGCACTCCCTCCTGTTTCAACAAAGGGAAGTTCTGTAATGTCAAATACCTGTTCGTGGATGGATATTGAACCAGTTCCAGACACCCGCCTTGCGGAAGCCTTATCTGTGTCAGTGACGTTCCATCAGCCCAAACTCTACGTAAATGCGTACATACGGAAAGGTCAAGAGAACCGGCCAACGTGGCTATGTTAGACAAAAGGATAGATTGTAGAGATACACAATCCGAGATAGTAAGTCCCGTGATCGCAATAACAATCCGCTCTGTACGGCTCCCCAGCTCTAATTCGCGTAACATCCTTCCCTTGATGATAAGATTTCCGTTTACGTTTTTATCATGCCACTTACCAATACTCATCAGCCAACTGGCTCCCTGAATGATATTCTGCTGGTCACCTGTGCCGCCAAGGTCTATTATCATTCTGCATACCTGTCCGGCCTTTGTCCTGCTACCCTTTACAATTGATGTACCGTTTGCAATAGTGGGATACATATCGATGGCGGGAATGATATCATACGTGATGGCATTTCCGGCAGCACGGACATTTATTGAATCTGTTCCATTTGCAGAATACTCCCCAAAACTATATTTTGAAGACATATACTGGATGCGCTTTTTCATCCATGCCGTTTCCGCGCTGTATAAATCCCCCAGTTCCTGTGTCAATGGGTCGGTATCATTCGTGTATCGTCCGGCATTCATCATTAGCTTGGCATTCTCATAGCGTTTAGAGTCTTCATTCACAGTTACAGCCGGGAAATACTCTTTCACGTTGAGATAGAATTTCTGGTACCATGCATAGACTTTTTCTGCATGAGTACCGGACTTTAAGCCGCCTAATACCTCCATAGCCGACATCATAGAACGCATTCCTGCAGCAAGTTCATCAGGAAACGCCAGTTCTAACAGATTCCAGAACACGGAAGTTTCTCCATTCCATACTGAAGCCCCTGTATCGTAGTTGTCATGCACTTCGACATAATACCCTTTTCGAAGTTGTCCCTGATTGGTGATAGGCATTATTGTATCAAGGTCGTCCTGTCTCCATTTCCATTTACAACCTTCTCCAAAACAATAGGGGTATGTGTTTTTTGCCCGGTTGTCGGTAGCAGCAACAAATTCGGTAAAGTTGTGATGGAATATTGCGTCGGAAATATCAAAATAGGTCTTAGCTTCAGCTCTAAATTTGGCAATGCGGGCGTTGATGAAAAGTGTATTCAGTTCATCATTTGTTTTCCCCACCAAATCAGCACTTGATAAACCGTACCCCTTATTTACAAGTTGGTGTATCAGGTTTATTTGTCCTTCACCTATGTCGGATGGTATGAACTGTTTTTCTGCAGCTTCATAATAATACAGGTTATACAGATTTGTATCACCCGGTTTTGCGATCCAGTATTCTACACCATTCTCTTTATAACCGGATGCGTCAGCATTCAATTCACCCAATGTCCCGTCAAACGGGCAAATTTTGCTCGAACAGGAATAAGCTAGATTATAAGCGGGTATCCAGTATTTTATATTTTCGGGAAGTCCGCCGTCAAAACCTATGCTGTTTTCTCCATTGTATTGCCATGACTCTTCGTCTTCGCTATATGTAATTCTTCCCGTATTCCAAGGTACGCGAAACAATGCCGGAAGTGGGGAGTTATCCGCTCCCTCAATAGAGATGAGACCAGGAAACAAATCGGTATCATAGCCAAAACAATACTTGTCCCCCTTGTCCGGACCACCTGTGAATTCACCCATACAGGTATATACTATTTCACCCTCGTCATTAAGTTCCTTGCGGAAAGCCATAAAGGGCTCCTGATAGACAGAAACACGGACTTTTGGATCAAGAGCCATTGCTTCATTAGTGAGTCCGAGCTGTTTATACAAATCCGTATATGAATTAACCGAACCAGCCTTGTGGTCTTGCATGGATGATGCCCAGTTTTTCTTGAATGTAACGGACGCACATGCGGGAACGTTATCAAACATGATAAACTTCTTCGTGGTGGTTGATCCGTCAGCATAAGTAATAACAGATTTCGTCTTGTCAACCTTACACTTTTCATTCCATTCCCAGTATTTTTTAGAAGATGTGCCCTGACCACTCATTTCCACATTTGTGATAGACACGTTTCGTTCCGGGCGGTTTACAAATTGTATTTCAAGCGTACCTGTTCTCTTTGCGGTATCATCGTATGAAGGGAATATGTTATCGAATACAAAGACATTCATTTTTGCCCTTATGGCATCGAAGTCTAACTGTGTGGCCATTGCGTCATAAAGATTGTTATTCTCGCTTTCTTCAACCTTTTCATCGGTGCCGGGCAACCAATTGATATAATTCTTATGTACTGCATTGGAACCTAGTCCGGTTTCATATATACGGATTCCATAGACATCCACGTCAGCATAGTCAGAACCTATAATTATATCTCCATTCTGCGCCCAATAATCATTTGATTCGTAAAGGAAAGTACGATTCTTTTTTCCATTGATATAAATAGAGCAAAGATTAAATCCGGCATTTCCATACATATTCGGCGAAATGGTCATGGCTATCCTAACACGTACACCATCATCGGTTGGAATTGATTGTAACTCCTCATTTTTAAGAGACTGGCTACACGGCCAGATGTTGTTTGCATAAATATTAAGTCCGGTAAATCCTTTTCCATCCGGTACCGACAAAGTAATAATAGGCTCGGAGTAGTCGGTAACATTATAAATCTTATAATCCAGTTCAACGGTTTTCCCATTACGGGCACTTTCTATTTCAAAAGGCTTGTAACCGATATCCAACAAACTTCCGGCCATCATTCTTAATACACGGTTTCCGTCACTGTCTACAGTCCATCCGTCGTTATTCCAGTTCATGCCTTCCCATTCGGCTGCGATTTGAGAACTGTCTATTTCATTGATAATCTTTTGGTAATTTGACTGACTGTTAGTACGTGTACGAGGATTCATGTAAAAGACTGATCCGGCTGTAGCGGAAAAACCGGAAGAGTTGCTTACAGGGAATATCATAGTATCGGTCAATGACTCTCCATTATCCAATACAGCTACGGAGATTTCAAAATCAGTATCGTCGACGGTTTCAATCTCCATTGCATAAGAGAAGCTGTTTTTGGTATTAGTGGGGATCGTACTCTCTTCGCTGGTATATACGGTAAGTTCATTCATTTTTATGGAGAATATACCGCTTGTAGTTGTAGCGTCACCGTCATAAACGGAGTATTCAAAAAGTTTATTGTTCGACCAGTTGGAGGCTTTTTCTGAAAGATTATTCACACACATCAGCTTCACCTGCTCGCCTTCCGATGCGCACATGATATTAAAAGACACCGTTTTGGTTTTGATGGTGCCATCGGAGTTTTCAAGGTAAACGGATAATTTGTATACACCTGTCTGTCCGGGGTGGTCAATGGAGAAATTCAGGGCGGTATCCGTATAGATAACGTTTCCCAGCACTTGTTCGTACCCCTTGGCGTAGTTCTCTCCCTCAAGAGTGACTTTGAGTGTCTTGTTCACATTTCCGGAGATGTAGAGGGGAATAGAAATTGCTCCAGAGTAGAGTGTCCACCACTGGAAGGTATCGGCCTTGACGGACAATGAGGTCATCGTCACGTTATAGGTATAAGCCGGGGTAGCCTGCCCGGTCACCTCACCGGTGATTTTCACCATGATCGAGTTGGCCCCATTCGCAAGAAACTCGGCTATATCAACTTTTGTGGCAGTAATGGAGTTAACCATCAGGGTTTTTATCAGGGTATAGTCTGCACTGACAGAGTTTTTTATGAATATCTCACACTTGCCACGTTCTCCGGTATTCTCGTAAGGATCATTATAGCTGTAACGTTCCTGTGAAATGAATGTGAAATTTAATACGCAAGGTTCACCCTTTTGTGAGGTAAAGGACTTATCACCATTATTTTGGACACGGATATAGTATTGAACTCCAGTTGTGGAGTCAAGACGCTGGTAGATATCGTTGACAGAATCTTGCAAACTGTCTATTTCTTCTGAATGAATTGCGATAACTTCTTTATCCGCATCGGTAAAGTCATTGGTAGATAAATTTTTTCCGTCCACTTTATCTACTTTTTTGTCAATAAGTTCCCGTAGTACGGTATCATCAAAATTTGTCTGATAATCTACCCATTCGCCATTTTTATATTGATACTCCTTATCTGTCTCTTTTACATAGACGACACAGCCTTCTGTCAATCGGTCGGCTGTAATGGCATTCCTTGCGTCAATAGTAGATACCTCCTTATGACCACCTTTACCATAAATAGAATAATGCGTAGGATATACGTCTCTACTTGTGCCCGGAACAATAGGGGAATATACATTCGTTCCCTTCAATTCTTCACTCATTTCACCTCAATATTTAATACACCCGTCTGGATGCTATTCAAACGATAAATAGTGTAACTCTCTTTGTACCCGAAAGCGTTTGTAACTTCACGAGTTTCTTCTTTCCAGTCTGTATTACGCAATCCTCCAATCCAGAACTGAATACCGGTTACCATAGATGTAGGAAGAATGTAATAAGGATACTTACCACCGGTACAATCGAATACAGTAGAGCCTTGCGTCCGGCCGGCCCATGTACTTGATAAAGCTAAAATCTCATCATTTGTCAATGTTCCGTTTGCAGACACACCGTAATACTTCTTCACCTTAAATTGGGCTGATACGGACTTTGTATATGCCTGTCCGCCCTGTATCGCTTTCAGAGTATAAGTTGTATCCGTAGCAACATTTACGTATTGCTTTGCCCTGATTCCGATTAACAGTGATTCATTGTTGATTGATTGTGATTCAATATCCCGATCATAAGTCCATGAAAGATTTATAGTCAGTGAACTACCTTTCTCATAAGTTCCACCTCCTGATAGTGTCATAGTAAACGGAAAGACTTTCGACATGAGTTGTGAGACTTGAGAGAATAAAGTGGTATTAATTGTCCAACCAGAAGCTCCGGCAAGACGTACAAGCAAATCGTCCGTATCTGATATCTTATCTGCTTCGTCAGTTACGTTATCAAGTTCACCTAATGTTACCGCACCACTTGTAGCAATATGCATTTCCTCAATAAATACATCTTCGTTCTCTTCTACAATACCATCCTCGAACTCTTCTGATAATAAAGACATCAGCATAGGTTCTACAGCTTCTGTCTTACGAACAACCAAGCCGTTATTAGCTTCAATTAGCTCTTCAGATATTAGTCCTTTTAAAAAAGTTATTAGTTCCGCTGCTTTATCAGGATTAACTTTGGATAATAATTTATCATACACAGTGCTATCTATAGCCAAATCCTCTGCTAATTTAGCCTTATCCGCATAACCAGCTTTGATTCTTTTCCCTGAGACTAACAAATACTCTGTCGCATAAGATAGCAACTGTAATAAATCAATGTTATTATGTTGATGACCAACGCCCCCTCCTCCATCATAATTTTCTGAAACACGATTGATTATATAGTCACTGACAGAACCGGTAGTCGTCACACTCCAGCCTTCTGAATAAGGGTCTTGAACAGGAAATAATGCCCCCTCGGACAGTGGTAGGCGAGGGAATTCAATAAGTCGAGGGGGCACTGTAAAAGAACCAACTTCAGGCACAACAATTTCAAGTGCATCTGTTGGAGTATCTGACCTTTGCAGGTTCAGGAAAGGTTTGGCATCAGCGAATTTATAAGTAAAAGTATAGTTGCTTGGTAACTCCTTATCTGTATAAGTCACATTACTTTCTACAACAATAATTGAACGGATATAGGCTCCTGTATATAAATACTTCTTCAAAGACGGGAAAAAGTCAAGCAACCAGGTACGTTCTTTCTTATTCAAATATCCCGTATCCTTTTGAAATTTACGGGCAGTATCAACACGGTATTCAAGAGATATATCATCGATCTCCGCAATATTATGCGTATGTTCTCCAGTGAAAGCCGTAGAACCATACGCACGAAACGTATCAATGCCACCAAGTGAATTCTCAAATAATACCCATTGCTCGGTTTCTGATTTCATATCTGAAGCATAATACCGCTGTACATACGACAGCCGTATCCCTTCCGCATCTTCAACCCAAACATCATAATAAGCCGGCATTTTATCACCTAGCTTTCCTACAACAGAAGCATATTGCAAAGGAATTGTATAAGCTTTCCCTTTTGTAAGATCAGCTAATACCAAATCGCTCTGCGAAACGATTGTAGCTGACTCATCAGTAAAATAGGCATGAAGTTTTACCCTACATTCCTGGACGGCATAATACGTCAGAAATTCAGGAGAGTAATATGTGACTGGCTTTACATTCGGTTGCCAGGTCAGAAAGTTCTGAAGAAGAAAGTTGGCTGGAGTATCAGCAAGCATATCGACTCCGCAACGGATAGCAGTAAACACCACTTCAGTATCGGAAAGTAGTACTCTAAAAGTAGAAACAATTGTCTTCTGCTCATATACCATTGAAGTATTATTGAACAAGAAAGACAACCGGGCATGGATGATATCCTTGATATTAATAATAACGACACCATCCGCACCCGGTTCGTAACTCCGAGCCACAATCTCTTCATCTCCCTGTAAGAGCCTAAAAGAAATTATGTCTGTAGTTCCAATGCGGAATTCCTTGATATTTCCACTTAATGATAGTGGATCAGGTTGTTGGAGAATAGTCATAACTCTTCTTTTTTACCGTAAAATTAGCTCAAGCATCTATCAGACTAAAGGACAATAATTACATCAATAAGGAGTCTTAATAGGGCGAAGTCTAGCCACGACACGATAGTATCGTCGCTTATTATCTCTGCCATCCTGATAATGAGCAAAAGATCGCTCATAATAATATCCACCCGCTGCGACTTGTTCTTTCGTAGGAAATGGAGGATAAATATACGGCAGTTTATTTGTTCCTCTAGTATCCCCAAACTTAACTAGTTCCGCATTATAGTCCGATTCTGATATTTCATAAGAGTTCCTGTCAATGCTCCAGCAATTTGCATCCAGAGGAAGAGGGAAGCGAGAATCTTCCGCTGGTGCAGTTTGTACAGGCTCGTACAATCGAGTCGTATAGAAACTTGATTCGATAGGTTCATTATTCCCTCCTATGGAATATTTAAGTTTATCAATAAATAGCTCCTGCCCATCTATTATCACCTTCCGATGAGCTGGAATATTCATTTTTTGGTGGTCAGAAAGTAATATATCTCCCTTAACCGGATGCATTGAATTACGTAATAAATTGTCATAAGTACGATAGAACCTTTCAAAGATGCCATCAGGTCCATTATACAGCAAAGAGTAATCTGCAAATCTTACGTTATTATAGGTATAATTGGTATTTGTCCCAATGCAATATCCATCAGTATATTTATAAACCAGAGACAGCATAGGGGCCTGATCCTTATTAGAGGCAATTTCTTCCTCCTGATTATTATCGTCCCCTTCATCATCAGAGGAACTATTGACTATTAAAGTAGAGTTCAAAGATCGGCCATCTCCAATAAAAGGCAGATAGACTAAAGTACGATTATCTCTAGCGGCAGAAGAATTACCAGAATCTCGCGACTCATGCAACAGATAAAACATAGCATCCGGACAGGTGATCTTTTTCTCTTTCAATGTCCCGCCTGCCATGTAAGGAATCGTAGCAGAAGATATTTTTTGTGTTTGCATGGAATAGTCCGAATATCCTACACGATAATAAGATCCCGACATCGGAGCCCAATATGCATTAGGATACTTAGCTTTTATGGCGGCGGTCGAATCATAAGTGTCCCCATCCGCAAGCATAGTCTCTGAAGATAGAACTACTTTTTGATATGTTGGAATATCAAATTCAAGTGGAGAAGTCAAACAGTTAGTAAGATCCGTTTCTGCTTTCATCTTAGCTATATCATCAAAAAACTCAATGGAAACAGTCCTATTAACTTCATCCGGAATAAACTCACATAGAAATTTCTTTCTAAAAACATCCAGGATCGTATTACACATGCAGTCAGGCACAAGGTGGGAAAGCAGTATAGAACCATTTACAAGTGAATCAATTGTATTATTGATAAAAACCATGCTTTTAAAAGGCTCTGTCACATCAAAGAAGTTTTCTAGCAACGTATAACCGAAATACGAGAATATACGTCTCAAGAGATAGGGAGCACGAAGAAATGGAGTCATATAATAGCCTGGATCCAGTTTGACACTAATACCATCCACCTCTTCTATCCTTGAGTAAGAATTATAGAAATCAAGTTTTCCGGTCGTATATCCTGTAATACCACCTGATGCATTCATAAACTCCATCTGGTTGATATAACGACGACTATTATCGAAATCAACGAATACAGGAAAAATTGCGAATTGAGTATTCTCATTCGCTACTAAAGACCTGCAGAAATCAATTCCCTGCTGAACCGTTTTCACTCCAGGTATTGTCTCTTCACCAAACATCTCTCTTAATGAAGCCTTAGATATTTGTGCCAGGAATGAACCTTCATTTAAATAAAAAGAAGTCGAAATTGTCTTTTTACGTTTGACTTTCAGTATTGCTTGCCTGCATGCCGAGAAATACTCGCCAGACGAGATAGTAGCCTGTATATCATCCGGAAGCTTACGAACACTAGTTATATCAGGATATCCTAAAGCTTCTTCGTTATAATCCGAGCTAGGTATATCAACAGGCAATGTTTGTTCCCCCCATTCATTAAAAAACAAATTAGGACGTTCAACCTCAAGCTGCGTACCAGGAATGAGCTGATAAGATTTACCAGTTTTTGAATTCGTGATTTTCATATTTTATCATTTTGATCCGATTTGACGACTACGCTCCCGGAGTTCCTGCTTCCTTTCTAAATCTGTCAGTACGACGGAAGACTTTACCCCGTTCTCATTGATACCAATTATAGCATGAGCAAACTTTTCCATCAATTCCGGAGGTAATGTTGCTGCACCGCTTCCGTCATCTTTGGGAGTTCCGGATGAGAGAATAGGCTGTGAAATACTTCCACCTGAAGAAAAGCCTGCCATTTTTGACCGTATAACCTGGTTCAAGTCAAGTGTTCGGATGGTACCGGCTTGCTGCGATTTATCAATCATGTCAAGAATAGGCCCAACCGTAGGATTATCAACAGCCGCATTGCTAGCTACCCACTCTTTTGACTGGCCTGCCGGTCCTTCGCCTACAATTACGGTTGGTTTATCAATAAACCCACGGGCATCCGGATTATAATCAGCACCTTTAAATAACTTGTCATCTTGAGCCCGGCGAACATCGATCTTACCACCAGACTCACGACCACTCGCAACACGTTGTCCGGATCCTTTTGAAGAACTACTTCCACCGGAAAGAGTCATGTTCTTAACCTTTTGCCGTTCCGCATTGGCAGAAGCAAGTTGAGCAATACCTGTTATACCCATAAGCGCAGCAGCTATAGGACCGGCAATCGGGCCTAAATCGGCAATGGCTTTCATTATCGCAACGGCTGTATCAGCTATAATTTGAGACGCTTTGATGGCAAAGTTGACATCTGCGTATTTCTTCTCAATATCCAGTTTCTTCTGCGCCTTTTCCTTCTCTAGGCGTTCAACCTCTTCGGCATTTCCCTGCGCCGCTTCGATTTCGGCATCATACTTAGCATCCACATTATCCATTTCGGCTTGCTGAAGTGCTTGTACAGCTCCGGAGAATAAGTCTAAGTAGTAATCGAACTGCTTTTTAAATGAATCACGTTTCAGGTTCTGAACGGCCTTCTCATGTTCCTCTTGGGTGAGCGTCTCATTATCCAGGTATTGCTGCAACTGTTGCAGCTGCAAATCATATTGTTGTTGTTGATTTAACAGCCCATATTGATTGCGGATCTGATTGATACGGTTCTCACTATCCTGCACTAATTGTTCCTTAGCCTTCTGATAAGCAGTATCTAATTCTTTTGTATCCAAATGCTCTTTCTCGGCAAGTTGTTTTCGTGCCTGGTAAGTTGCATCCAATACTTTCATTTGCGCCTGCAAATCCTCCCCAACCGTAGTGAGTTTAAACTGACTTTTAAAATCTTTAGTCAGATCATTCATTTTGGTTTGGATGGTAGCACGGGCATTGGCAGCGTCCTGATCGGCTGATAAAACTGCAGCATTAGCCTGTTTTACAGCATCAGATTTCAGTTTCCCATTCTTTAATTCAAGGTCATTGACATCATTCAAATACCGCTGTTCAATAGCTAATCTTGTTTCTGCACTCGAAGAAGTCAAAGAGAGCGTTAGCATCTCATACTGTTCACGAGTAATATGTTTGGCCGCAAGTTCATTAGTGAGGAACATTTTCTGCTCTGCAGTTACCGTTTTCTCTTTTTCCAAATCTTCCTGACGCAATTTATTCAGAGCAGAAATCTTTTGCTTTTCCATCGCTTCCTCCGTATCAATCAGTTTAGACTTTGCATCTACGATTTGCTTTTGGTAATCAGATTTTTTTGCTGACTTTGTAGCACTTGCTTTGAATTGCTCGAGTAACTTAATCCGTTTATTATAGTAATCCTGATCCGACTTCAGAATGGCCAGATTTATATCTTCTCCCGCTTGTTGCTTTTCTCTTCCGACTAACCGGATCTGATTTATTTCCGCCTCATGATTTGACTCCTGATTCTTGAGTGCGACAGCATTTGGATCCGATTTATCTTTTTCTTGAGGAGTTGTTGGGAAACGCTTATCATAGATTTCCTGTGCTATTTCCCGGTATTGATCCGCTGCATTTTTCTCATCCTTCAACCACGCCGACAACATAGACTTATTCATGTTGTTGAATCGTTTCTGCGCTTCTGTAGCGTCATCTTGAGCCTTTATTCGATTCTTAACGATTTTGTCTATGCCATCACCTGAAATTTTATCAAGTTGAGCTGTAATACCGGTCAGTTCTTCTCTAAGTTCAGCAATCCTCTCCGCATTAGCAGCTAGCTCCGCATCACTCATATCACGCATTCCCTGGTCTTTAGTATTGCCATATCCCGTACCACCGGACCAAACTTTGCCTCTTTTATTTTGCGATATCAAAGATTCCATTTCGGCTTTCGCCTCTTCCTTCTTCGCTCTAAGACTCTTAATTTCCTCCCGATGAACAAAATTCAATCGGGCTTTCTCTGCAGCGAGATAATCATAAACCTTTTGAGTATTGATAGAAATAACGTTACCGTATTGATCCCATTCAGAAACAGCAGAAGGAACAATATTGGAAATGCGCTCAATTAAAGAATTCAGTTCCTTCTGTTCTTCAGCATTACGGCTAACCTTACCAGCAAGTTCATCATATCGAGTTGCCATACCCGGAAGCTGTCTTTCCAAATTGACCACCTTTTCCATTTGATCCTCAAAAGTATCCGATAAAGGTTCCATGACCTTTGTTATATCTGAAACAAAATCAGCAGCCCAGGATAGCCCCTTCTTGAAAAAACGTTCCATGCGCTTACCTATTTTATTCCATAGGTTGTCTAAAGTATCTTTAAAATTAGACTCCAGTCCCTCAAGTTCTTTCATTTGAACAGCCATCGATCCGGAAATGCCATCCAATTTCCCTAAACTTAGCAGATAACTCTTTATCGCTTCTTCAGTGTTCTGCACTTCAGTAGTAACCCCTCGGAAAGTGTACTTCACAGTATTCCCGCTCTTACTTGCCTTGATACCAAATTCTTTCAAACGCTCATTTTCTCCAGTCATAGCATCCAATATGGCCTCAATAAGCTGATCCACACTTTTGCCCTGTGATGCTGCCAAGTCACCCATATTGGTCAACTCTGAAGTAGTAGGCTTAACACCCCTATTAATAAGTTTGATGTAAGCTTCCGTCCATTCCTGTAGAGAACCCGGCGTATCTGCAGCTAATTGCTGGAGCATCTTCATTGCTGCAGCAGCTTTCTCCTGCGACTGCAAAGTATTCCGGAGCACGGCTTCATACTTGGCAAACTCTTTCCGGGTTGAGTATGCATTTTGAGCTATATCTTTTAAATACCCTGCCAACTTCACTGTAATAAATGCCACTGCAATGGCTTTTAGCTTCCCCATTGCAGATTCCATCGTCCCGAATTCAGCTTTGATATTCTTTCCGGATCCTTTCAATTCTGTTATCCGATTGCGTACCTCTCCCAGCCTCTTACTAAGTTTTGCATATTCTTCCGGATCCGCAGATTCTGACATATCATCAAGTGTAGCAGCTAACTCCTTAGCTACTTTCTTTAATTGCCGTCCGGTCATGGCATTGACATCCAGAGACCTGGTTAGTGTTCCTATTTTCTTATTATTATCAGTAATCTGTTTAGAAAGAGATTTGGCCTCTTTCTCCAGATTCTGATACTCCTTAGTATTCTTTTTGCCTTGCGCTTCAAGTTCGATCATCGCAGTGCGACGTGCTTTCTCTTCCTTATTGAGCAGCTTTGTAACTTTGGTCAGTTCATGAATATCCCGCTGGGCCTGACTAGATTCAGCAGATACAATATACTTGATTTCGTCTTCCGACAAATGCTTCTTTCCCATATTACCAATTTTGAGATTGTTCGTAGATTAATGCTTGTTCTAATTGCTCACGAATCGTATTTCTGATAGCTTCATTGTAGCCATAACGCAATTCAGGGAAAGTCTCATGATAAAGAACTCCCCATACCGTTCGATTGTACAAAGCCAGGTTGCTACGGATATGGCGTGAGATTCGGTCGTCTTCCCGTCGATATCGAATATCAAGATAACGGAGATACGGAAAAATACGAATAAAGTATTCTTGTTTACCTTCGGACTCCTGAATAGTGAACGGTCTACGTTGCAGGTTTGACAACAGTCGGCCTGAACGGGTATTCAGGTAAGTACGGACGACATTCTCTTGAGTCTGATAAATGAGATTGATACCTTGAGAAATTGTATCATGCACAAATCGCTGTTTGACTAAATCTTCTGAAATCATATTCGCTATTATTTTTAGCGAATGTACTAAGGGAAAGAAGGAAGCTAAAGGACAAAAAAAACCGGAGAGGAACAGCTTCACTCTCCGGAACTTGATTATTTATTATTCTTTAGTTCAAGCATCCACCGAAAATCACATCCCGATGCTCCGGGGCGGTTTTGGAACTTGAAGCCAGCGTCCGTCATAGCTTTAAATATATCCTCTTTCAATATATTGGCCGCCGGATCCAGTTTCTTTATAGATTGATAAACTTCATCGGTCGTAAACCAGTGTGTTGTATGCCGAGCGTCCCACGCTGGCTTAAAAGTAGCCTGCAGAGCAGCAATATAAACACTAACATTCGTAACGTTTGCTTCTTGGTCTTTCATGCTATTTTTCCTTTCTTTATTACTTTCCCATCTTTTATCACCGAGAAGGGAGGGATTTTAATACTTTCCTCGAGCATCTTCGCTTGAGACAATATAACTTCTGATTGCATACGCAGAAGTTTAAGCACCTCATCCGAGACAAATACAGTTTTTCCTTTCTCGCTCATATCTCACCTCCTTTCTGGCTCTTCTTTGCCTGATAAACACAATAAGCAGCCACCAATAAGAGAGGAAAGAAAATCAGACCGAAACAAGTAAATCCAATTGCTCGGAAATACCAACGGTCAGAAGTAGTACGTACTTCACAATCCGGTGCTAAAACACTATAATAACGGCTTTGCAAATTATTAACTTGCTCTGTTAGAGCTTTGACATTGCCAGCGACATTGATGTCGGGAGCAGACACGACTGGCGTGTTAAGGGTTTGAGTTTTCATAACTACTGATGTTTAGCATATAGGCAGAAAAACGGCTGCCATTTCCCGTGTCGCTAAACATCAGTAGTATCCACTCCGAAGAGCAAAAATCTACAAGGGAAGGCAGCCGCCAATATTTTACATTTAGGCATAAAAAAAGCCCATACAAAATGTTGAGCATTAACCGCGCTCTGCGAAGTAAGATACACCTTACTGATGTTTAGCACTGCAAATATGAGGATTTTATTTGAAAATGCAAAATAAAAAACAAACTAATAAATATCATCTCCTATTTCTCGTTTCTTTTTAGTAGGTTTTTCCTTCGGAGCTTCATCCTTTGGTCGCTCACTCTCATGATCTCCCTTTATATAAATACCAGAGTTGACATTCTCATCTCCTCTAAGTTCCCTGCTTAATAGATAGTGATAAACATTGTTCTTTGACATGGCTGAATTTTCAGTGATGCCATAGGCCTGCTCAAACTTCCATCCAAATCGCGCCATGTAATTCAAAGCGTCAACCATAGAATTAAATTTGATTTCCTTGCCATCAGCATCTACCAGGAAGTTATCAGAATGTTTCGACCAGTACTTTTGTGCCTGCCCAAAATCAATCTCGATCTTTACTTTCGTACCAGTCAAGTTACCGGTTCCCACTATTTCGCAATAAGTACGGATTGGATTCCAAGGGTCTTGCGAGTAACCTTTCAATGCTGCTAACATGAACAGCATGATAAAAACGGTCTTCTTCATCTTGTGTGTTTTTTGAAGTAATCCCGCAAAGGTAAGATTTGAGAAACAAGGAAACAAAAAAAGCGGAGTAAAAAAAATCCATTCCATTTTTCTAAAATTTCTTTGTTTTCAAGATTTATCCTCTATTATATTTCTTCGCGCTACTTCTGAAACAGACATATCTTCTCTTACAATATCAACTTCATCAGCTCTTATCAACTTCATTTTCTTATCAACAGCCTCCGGCTTTATCGCAACGTTTAGACCTGATCCACCCGCCCTTACACTAGGATATGCAACTCCATCATATCCCAAATCACAACAAACCTTAGAAAACCAAGCTGAAATTAAATATTTATAGTCTTCTTCTGAAGAAGCATCCTCCTTAGAAAATTCCGAAGCTACAAAATTAATAAAATCCATCTCTGGTAAATTGCCAAACTTTGCTTTAAAATCTCTTTGCAAATTCAGAATTGACTTGGATGGGGTTTTATAGGCATCACTTTGTATGACAGAAACTAAATTTATATCTTCAAGAACAACCCATGAACTAAATACAACAGTTTCCTTATCTGCATCTTCTTTTACAGTCTTTCCTATTTCTGTCATTATAATATGCCGTGCTAGTGGTATGTTATCATCTATTGCAGTCTTTTCTATATCTTCATCTGTAATACTTCCGTAAAACATTGTTTGTAATGGAGTACTAGCTCTCTGATATGTTGTATTCAACTTTTCAGGTTTATAACTATGCCTTGAAGGAATAGTATAGTCAGCTGTAGAATCATAATTCTGTCCTCGGACGATAATCCTTCCTAAATGAAGTGTAGTAACAATTATAGGAAAAGAACCTATTGTTCTAAACAATGATAAAACATCCTCCAGCGGATATAAGGCTAAATCCTGTTTTTTTAGTAGTTGCACTATTTGGTTTATGTTATTATTTCCCATATTATCACATATTTATAATTCTATTTTTCATTTTTATACCATCTAAAGACAAATACAACAAATAGCATCCATATAAAATATTAAATATTTTTTCTAGAATTTACCCTCCGCTATTGATATGTTTAAATGTAGTCTTTTTAAACAATAATTTTATCGGAAATACAAGATCTTGCATATCCTTATCATCATAAGGAGACCTTAAATTCTCAAAAAAGCCATAGTCATCTAATATTTCCAAATATTCTTTATTGCCATTTTGGGATGTATAATGGATAACATTAAAAAGCATTACTAATAATTCCTCATCACTCATTTGAGCTTGAATTATATTTATGTACTTCTGCTTCTCTTTTTCATTTAAAAAGCTCCTATGTACATGGCATATTATTTGGTATAAATTACGAAAGTAATACATTATATCATTTTCTACATACCTACTAGGAATTTCATTCGGTGATGTTCTCATTGAGAAATCAGTTGATGCCTCATATATTTCTATAATAATATTTCTTGCATCATCAGCCACTGTATATGTATGCTTCCATTTTTGATATTGTTTCTTTATATTTTCTTTGATCTTACAGAAAACACCATTTTCCCATCCTTTTTCATTATATTTATCAGAAACACACTCCAAATGAATCTGCCTTTGAACATTAAGTAAATTAAAGAATGTAGAATCAAAAAACATTTTGTTAGAAATTTGAGCCTCTTTTTGGCTAAGTTCAAATTGCTGTTGAATTTTATCCAACTGTTGCTGATTTACTTCTGATTGTTTTCTATATGCTTCCGATTGTTCTCTATATGTAAAATAAACAAGCACAAGTGAAACAAAGGTAAAGAGTGCCCCCACGCACATTGAGTAGTTTCCCCAATCAGTAATGTCTTCCGATACGCTTTGAGGTGTAAATACCCAAATAAATAATATAACTGAAGATAATATAATCAAGAAAAAAGCACAAAGCAAGGAACAAATAAGTAGATCCCGCCACTCTATTTTAAAACCAGTATTGTTTTTACCGGATTTCATAATTTTATTTTTTTTCATATTAAAAGTTGCTACGGATTTTTATATTAAACATTCACACAGTTCTTTTATAATTAATTTTTCACAACAATTATAATCTATCCTGCAGAGAACCTTACTTTACAGTTGCTACAGTTACAGAAGGAGATTTATCTATAAATTCATCAACCAATTTAAATTGATTTTCAAAATCAGGATCATTCGCCACTCGTTGTGTTAATTTCTCTTGTAATGTATTTAGACTTTTATCATATTCTTGTACTTTGAGCATATTATTTGGATCTAATTTGCAAGTTACCATGCCAATAGCTGTCATTGCCACATAGTATCCGTAAAAATAATCATAAGTTCCTGCAATTTTCAAAGCAGAAGCAAGGTTTGATAATGATAGAAGTTTCTTATTATCCTTTGCCAACTTAATAGCATACAACATTAATCCTCCAGAAAGAGAACCTGTAGTTATTATCTGTTCCGCTTGTTTTTCTGTAAGCCCTAAATCTTTTGAAAACTCATTATCCCTAGGAACAGCGTTAAAAAATTGATCCTTCATCATCTTAATACTCATTTCTATTGAATCCAATTTATCCGTTTTACCCTGAATATCAGACAATAACTCTGACAGGTGACTTATAGATTCATTGACATCTCTAGAAACATCTTTCATTATTTCTGTGTTTTTTTCTATTTGTTGAGGAATATCTTTCAAATTGCTATAGACCTCTTTGAACTTGCCAGATGAATCATCCATTTTCTGTCATTGAGGAATCAATCTTACCTGGTACATCACTTATTTCATCATGTACATCTCTAAATTTATGCAGAAGATTATTTATCGACTCACCAGATACTACAGACATTATAATAGCAATAACCGATAAAATTATAGATGATATCGTAGATGCAAATGTAAACTGGTCAGCTAAAACTTTATTCTCACAATTTGCAACAGAAAACTGAACTATAAGAAAAAAAGTGATAATTATTATAGCACACCACAACATAATTCGATGTTTTTGTAGTTTTACTACTTCATCAGACAAACGAGGATCCTTTTTTTCATTTTCCATAATCGTACCTATTTTATGTTATTACTATTATAAAAATCAACTCCTCATATCGTGCGCCAACCGGAACCACCCGGAATCCGATTTTACGGATTACACGATATGAGGAGTTGAAATATGGTTTTTACTTGGCAAAAACAAAGATAGTCAAGAAAAACGAAACAGCCCAAAAATATTTTGACTTTTTTATCAAGATAATGCAGAAGCTGCATTATTCAATTTATCGGCAACATCTTTCAATGCATCAGATAAAATTTTCAATTCCTTTTCTGTGAAAGTTGCTACCTTCCCATGCACCTCATTTCCATTAATGCGTTGATGCAACCAAGAAGCTGATTTATCAAAATATTGCTTAGCAAATTCAGAGACAGAGATGAATGGAAGTACTTCAGATAAGATCTTTCGCACTTCAATCTGTTTTTTCATCTTTTTAGCATCATCAACCACTTGGTGAATCCGAACAAAATCTTCATCAATAGCCGCCTGCAGTTCCTGTTGGTCTTCCGGTCGTAACGAATCAAAGAAACGATCCATCTCTTGTTCCGCTTTTTCACGATCAGAACCTTTAGCCTCGAGGCATGCTGTTTTTAATCTGAAAAAATCTTCTTTTACTCCCATCTTACATAAATTTTAGATAAAACAAAATAATGAAGAAGATGAGTTCCCCACCCCGTCGAGTGGGGAACTCTTTTTCTACCGAGCAGATAACCTCTGAATCTCAAGCTTGAGATTCTCTATTTCTGCGTCGAGTACCGATTTTCTATAACCAATTCCAATGAGTCGGTTATAATTTCGGAGGTAGTAGTTAAGATTTTCAATTAACTCATCTACCCGCGCTTTTAGCGCTTCTTCATCAGTCATTCAAAGAGCTCTTTTGTTTGACATCACAAAGATAAAGAAATTATTATCACAAACAAAACTTTCGATAACAATTTCTTTATCAAATTCATTATTTAACAGTTACATACCCAAAAGCTATTAAATCTTCAATAAAGTTCTCCGGAGAATCAGCACGAATAACGTTTCCTGTTTGGTCGCGATATCGATCGGCAAAGTTGAACATATATTCCTGATCGGTACATTCAGAATCAAAACGACTACCTTCCCGAAGTTTGGTTACAAAATCTGCAGCGCAGGTGGCGGTTATTGTGCCGCCATCCTGCAATAAGTAATTTCTATTATTCATTATCTACTAAGTTTTTTCGTTCTAAGTTTAAAGTATATTTTTTGATCATCTGTCAAGAAAGGCAGATTCTGAAGCGTTGTTCCTATTTTTAGCTTGAGCTAAAAAAGGATTAAAGTAATATGAAAAGGTAACCTAATTATAACACTATACAAATAGAAAAGGTAGCTCATTCGGCTACCTTTTCTATTTGTATTCTAAATTCTCTTAGTTGGTTAATAGTGGGATAAAAAGTCGGATTTTCCCAATTTCTCGAAATCATCTGTATCATAGATGATAAATAAGAGCCGCAATCTAACACCTTTGTCGCTTTATTAATTTGAAATTCACCCTGCGGATAGGTCTTGTTTTTCAAAGTTTCCTTTGCCCATGTTAGTAACTCTTGAACGGAGTCGTAATCGTAGTTATTTTCCATTTATTTGAGTTTTAAAGTTTATATAATAAAAAAGCCTCGACTACACTTAGCCGGGGCAAAATCCGCCGTCGCGGATTGAAATTGATGATTTCGGGAACAAAGGTACTATTTCTTTTTAGACCTATATACTATTCGCCCTATTATTACCAAAAGAAAAGCAATAACGAACCCGAAAGCCCATCCGCCTAGCTCCATCTTTAGACTTTGCCATCGGTTCAACTTCTTTTCAACCGGATAAGGTACACGAATAGAATCATTTTTAAGAATCGTATCGGTACGATTTGTTGTTAGGTAGCGATACAGATACTTGTACCTATACTGATAGACTGTATCACCCTTTACGAGCGTATAAATACTATCACGTTGATAAATGCTGTCATAACGGATACTATCGCGTGTTTTGTATTCAACACGAACGGACTCAACCGGGATATATTGAGTCCGGCAGGATATAAAGCATGTTGCTAACGTTAACAACATGATAATATAAATCAGCCGTTTCATGGTCGAACTACTGTATTACGCAAGAAGTTGGTAAACTCGGAACGTACATCGAAACAAGGACATGCCTTAATATATTCTCTAGGCTCTACCTCCCCGCTGCCATCCAAATCGGGCGAAGTATCACGATGTCCAAGAACCTCCACGATGGGATATTCCTTGCATAGCTTTGCTACCAGCTCACGCAAACTAGCTCTTTGAGCGGGCGTCCGTGTATCAGCAGGTTTCCCGTTTGCATCCAGTCCGCCAATATAACACACACCAACGGAATGTTTATTATACGATGTAATAGAAAAACCTTTCGTGTTGCAATGCGCACCGTCAATGGAAAGCGGACGTCCATTCTCTACCATGCCATCCAGGTCAATGACAAAGTTATAACCGATCTGGCTAAAGCCTCTTTGCTTGTGCATCCGGTCTATATCCTTTGCACGTAAATCCTGTCCGGCACGTGTGGCCGAACAATGAATGACAATAGCATCAATTTCCTTCATTTTGTTTCCTCCTCCTTTTTATTGAATAACTTGTTTTCAAGCCTATTAAACCGGTCCGTTATGTAAACGGAGACTCCAAACACAGCCCCGGCATAAAGCAGACATTGAGCAAAGAGCCACAACACACTATCATGTATCTCGCCGTGAGACATGACAAATCCTGCTACAGCTAAAGCAGAACCTAATACTAGCATGCCAATAGCACTACCATATTGAATAGCTTCTTTTGTATCACGTTTCATCTTATCAATATTTACAGATCTTATACTTTACGATTAATCAGACGCTTTATATCAAATAAATCGCTTCCTTCCCTTTCGAACATCATCGTCCAGCCAATAGAGGCAAATTCTTTTGCTACAAATGGGCGAATCTGGCATGACCCGGACAACTCTTTTAGCCAAGGGGTACTAACCTGATCAGAGGTCATCTCCACTCGTAGCTGTTGCAGCATGGCGAGTGTACGCTGTGATTGTATCGCTTCCTCTATCAAGTCCATTTCGGCAGATTTTGCAGCGATTGTAACGGCCATTTGCACTTCATCCTGAATGCTATTCTTCTGATCACGTTTAGACATAATATCACCAATCTCCACAAACAAATAGGTTCCGGAGAGAATACGATCAACATTCTGTTTTACCGAATCGAAACTCTGCCCAAAAATATAGTAGTCTAATCCTCGGATCCGGGAAGAGTTAGACAAATTTTTAATTTCCTCCTGGATTGCGACGTATTCAGGAAGTTCACTTCGTCCCTTTGAAAAGAGCTCAATCACCTTACTATGATTCGGGAATTGAGCGTAATATTTGAGAATCTCAAAAATCATATTATCTGTTTTATTAATGAAATTGGTAACCCCGTATTTTTAGCGATATCCACAACAGGTATTTCTGCAAAATTCATACTCCGTATCGTTTCTATCAATTTCTTACGTAAAATCGTAAAGTACTTGATTATATTCATTTGTTCAATCGCTGAAACATCCCCTAGCCCATCATTACTCAAATTATAAAGCGACTCAAGTGCACCGGTCGTTATTAAACTTTGCTTTTCACTCTCACCCGCAACCAAGATCCGAAATTGTGTAGCCGTAAACAGATAGTTGACAAATGATGAAAAATTGAATGCAATACTCTGCAATGTTGCATTAGGTAACTTTTCAAATGATTTAGCCAAGGAGTGTGCAGACTCCGAATCATACAGTCCCGGGTGGTATAAAATAGCAGCAAGTAACGGCAACATCTTTTGATTACATCCGAGCAGCGAACGAGCCTCTATGAATTGTAGAGCTGTTAGAGAACAAGTCAGTTGGCTAAAACTAGTATCAATAGTATATCCGGAAAACAGTTGTCCCTGAATAGAAACATACGGAATCAATTGTGCACAAAAGCAACCATTTAACACGAACTTATAGTCCAACTTTGAAAGATAACGTGCAATTGATATATTCAACCTCTCCGGAGGTGTTTTCTTGGCTTTTACATAGTCTTCCTTAGATAGATCCTGAAGAGCTGCATCCTGATCCGGATATGATATTCGAAAAATAAAATCAACTTGCTCTCCCAACCAGGCAAGATTAGACAGCGTATCTTCCTCCTTAGTCCGCACCAAGTTCCTCGGGCTCCAGCCCATTGCACGACAGATGTGTTTAACCTGAAGCATAGCCGGTGAAAGTTCGCCTTTTATGACTAGATCCATATCGGCCATGATACCCTCAAATAGTCCCGGAGTAAGTTCCTCCCAGGCATTGGGGATCGCAAATTTATTATGATGCACATAAAACTCGATCATGGCATTAATTGTATTTTATCTTCAGGTTGATTAAAGGAAGTTTCTGTCTCAATATCGCTACTCTGTGGATCTGATAACAACAAGTCGATATCTTTAATCAAACTGTTTGCCTGATCTTGTAATTGGACAGATAAAATAAGCAATCTCTCCTGTTCATCCTTTCCGGATCTACTCGCTTTTGAATCATCAAAAAGATTCCGGATAGTGGATGGGAACTCTAATATATCAAACCTGGTTAAAGCAACAGCTACCACTTTCTTTGCAAGTGCTCGGTTAATCAATGATAAAACAGACGGCTTCTCATTTGCACGCTCAAGGTAACCAGTAAAATTCTCCTCCAGGACTTCTACCTGGATTGGGATACAGCGAAAGAAGAACAGATATGATAAATCAATGCAGTATAACAGGTCGAACTCTTCGGTTGTCTTTATCTGTAGTTTATCAAGCATTTTATAATACCTGGTATCTTCCCATCCCATATTTTCAGACTGATTAAGAAGTGCAATGAGAGAATCCATTGCATTATAGTAATTCTCATAATAAGCTCTTCTTATAGCTTCCTGCTCGTACTTGTAAATATCAATAGCTGCTTTTCGTTTGCGAAGAACATCGAAAATCGTATCATTTGCCATGACGAGGTTAGCCAATGCAGTCCGAAGATAATCGTACATTTCGCTCTTCCCCTGTTCTATGATTTTTTCATATACAGGAACACTCACAATATTTGCAATCCGTTTATAAGCAGTAACAGCATGGCTATTAAGCAATGCAAAATTTATATTCGCATCGATACCAGGTACAAACTCTGCAAATCCGGAAATATCGGTAAATAAGTCTTTCAGGTTCATGATTGCTGTTTATTTAGTCGTTCATTAGGAGTTACTTCTTCTTGTCGGCTAGGTGTCTCACGATAAAAGCCAAAGCGGAATCCTTGCTTATATAGTTCCGGAAAGTTGATCTGAATAGCCATATTAAAGGGCTCTGAACAGATTTCATCATCCGGGGTAAGAGACATCAAGTAAATCAAATAATTGTAATATACATCCGCTCCGGATTTTGATATGACACCATCTTTAGAAACGCTCGAGATAGAAGAATCCAATCCAACCGATGACAAAAGAACTTCATCTGCACGCTTATCATAGGTAATAAGAGCATCAATATACTCTTTATATTTCAGGTCTAAGACCTCAAATTTCCAACGTTCTTCCTCGCTAGCCCCTGATTTAAAGCTGATAGTAGCATAAGCTTTTCCCTGATTATCTGCCCCAGAAAGATATTCACTAATATTGCGTAGTTCCTGCTTGAGGTATTTAAGAAAATACGATTCTTTATAGGTTGTTCCGATTTCAATCCCATTATAGGTCAGAAGAGATTCGTTCTTTCTTTTTCGCTCCATGTTCTCATTACATATTTTTGTAATTTGTGCACGCTTTGATTCAACCCACGCATTCGGGATAATGATATGAATCTTAGCGGCCAGCGAATTTTTTAAGAAAGAGTTTATGTAATAAGCAGTATCATTTGAGCCTTTGATATAGGCTTTTGTCCCTTCATGAGTTTCATTTACGCCATAAAATTCACTAACCGATTTTTCGCGATGGTGAGATATTGCCGCCCATTTGATATTCCGAATGTCATTAATTACCAGGCGAGGATAAAACAAATATTTAGAAACGCCATAACTCCATCGCCCAACTGCAATATGAGTGAAGTCCTTATAATTGATCAACTCTGTAACAACATCTTTTTTTTGTGTAGCCAACCGACATCGTCTGTTTTCCATCAACTCAAGACCAGCTACCGGTCGTTGTTCTCCGATACGGTTACCAAGCGTCATGCGCCATTTCACAAAGTAGTCACGGAAGTAATAGTAGTTCTTGATATTTCCCTTAGCTACTTCTTTGTAATCAGACTCCAGACCACGGTCTTTCCAGGATTCAAGCCAGGCTGTTATCTCCGGACAATCCACCCACTCCTTAACGAGTTTCCCGTCTTTTATGCTTTTGATGTATATAGCCGGGCCAAGCCCATAAAGCATATTAACCTGTTTGGTTATCAATCGAGGCAATAAACGGTTCTTCTTGATATCGTTCTCTACCTCTTCACACTTCATGTTATTAGCTCCACGTGCACACACATTAAACCCTCCAATTGACTGCCAATTGTAGTCTGCAGGAAGAATTGTATTTGAATTAACAAAGCCCGGATCCTTCAGCCCTGCCGTGGGATTCGTACCTAATTGAAAGGAAATGACACTGCCACTCTCTGCATAGTAACCATAATTTCCCAACATCTCTACACTATCACTCATAACCAGTCTATTTTATGCAATTTATATCCATCTTGAGGAAACCCCATGTAGCGAATAAGTATGCGATAGCACATTTTGGGATCACCGTTCCCATCATTAAAGAGAAAGAAGTTCTCACCATCAATACTGAACCGTTCTTCAGGAAGTTGCGTTCGGAATGTGCACCCCTCCCTCACTGCCAACCTTTCGGAAGCCTCCCCTTTCTGCTTAGAGTAAGGGAAGAAGGCAATGGTGAAGCACCCATCCGGCAACTTTGAGATCTCCTTCGCCCATTGCAGTGCATTTATGCCTGTCATCGTCGTTTCCATGCTCGAAATTACCGTTTTTACCCCCCTCTCGAAAGGACGAACCGAGGGCACTGTCATATTTCCGGACAAATGCATTTTTTTGCACCTCAAACCGCTTTTTCAGCGGGGCGTGGAGAATTTCGTCGTACATTTTTTCGTTTTTTTGTTTTCAAAATGTCTTTTACCTGTAAACCTGTATTTTACATATAAAAACGATGTCAAAAGCGTGATATTATATAAGATTTACGGATAACTATATTACTCTAGTATGTACATTATATCCCTATATTTTCGGGCAAATCATCCGGTATATTACTTAATTCACCTTGTATTCTATCACCGTATAGCCCGAAAAGTAGGTAGATAAGTGCAGAAGGAAGCTGCGTTGTAAGCCCTGCCTGGTGTTTCAGTGCCACTTTAACTTCAGAAGATTTATCTAGTTCAATACGCCCATCCGTTTTCTTTAAAGGTGATAGTGGAATGGCACTACAAAGGTTCGGACATTCATTCTCATCTATCCGACATACGGGTAATGCATTACTTCGCTCACCAAACAAGAGTAATAAAAGCTTAAATTGCTGCCAGTGGTAGATTGTGGATTGTCCTTCGTTCATAAGTTCAACAGTAAAGCCGTAACTTTCTAATTCTCTTTTCAATATACGAGCATCAGACGTTATTTTTTCAAGGTCTTCACGGCGTTTATTGGCTGCCCGGTCATGATAAAGCACAATATGTTTATTAATCGCATCAGTTCCAAAATAATCAAATATTTGCTTTGCCAGCTCCGGCTGTTCTGCCGGATAATAACAGGTAAATTCTTTCAGGACACGGAGTTCATGCCCATAATCCCTTTCCTGGGCAGCAACAATACTGGAAAAGTGTCCGGGATCGTAGCCAAGAAAGATCCGTTCACGTTTATCGTAATATTTTAGATACCTGGAAGTTAAAACAAAGTGTTCACGCAAATCAAGTTTTAAAATTGATTCATAGCGATAGCCATCGGAGAACTGGTGCTTGTCTTTCCGATAGTTTGCAAAGAATTTATTAACGACTTCCTTCTTGCGGATTGCACAAATAGAAGTCAAAAACTCATCGAGATCAAGTGATTCAAGCTGTGTGCGGAAAAATTTAGGCCCTAGTATATCCTTGTTCGCAAAAGAAGAAGCACGGATATAGTAGCTCGCATTTCTACGCATATCCGCAAGGCGTGGCTTCCAAGCTGCTACAACACGTTTTGCTTTCTCTGTTTCCAAACGAAGGGCTTCAATGATAACAGGATTCTTTTCCTCTCTCATCCGGATATTATTGCGGTATATTTTATATAGGGCTGCATGCAGATATAAAGAAGCTGATGCGATCTCATCAATAAGCTGCTGATTGACATTATTTTCATACTCTTCGTACCAATTGTCTTCCCCTAAGTCCAAACGAGCAGTATCTGACACGCCGGTTATGCCTTGATAATAATGTGACATACGGATAGAAGCTGAAGAACCACGCAGAGACGGGAACAAACGAGTTTTTAACTTCTCTCCTTTATTGTGTTTCATTTCCTCCACGAAGGCATGCACTCCACTTCGACCGGCAACAGATTCAGGCTGATCAGAACTCACCATTTGCAGATGATGGCCATCACGAAACAGAATGCTATGTTTTGGATAAGCAATCGGATATCGAGGCTTTCGGAAATGGGAAGGTATTTTCGTTTCCCCCACGATGTAATCAATACCATATTCAAGCATAGAACGCCGCCCATCGCCCACCGGCTTGGAAAAATATGCCTGAATATTAGGCCACACGTTTGTCATTAGAGCCACGTATGTTTTATGAACCAGGAATGAAAGTTCTCCAGGCATATCATTTGCAACACGAATGATACGTGGTCCCATCACTCCTTCAGTTTTACCCGTAGCACGACCGGCTTCTACAATGAGCACATTTGAGTCAACGACATTCGCCCTAATCTGCATCGCATTTTGATAGCATTCTTCAAACGATGCTGTCAAATCTAAAGTAGCAGCACCAGCACTAAGCGATTGTGATGATTGTGAATAAAGTTCTATACCCATATTATTCTCCCGTCTCTTCAGGTTCTATAATTTCTGCTTCCTGGATATCAGCATCACGTAACAAACGTTTTTTATCAGCCTTCTCAATAGGGAGCGAATCAATTAGGTTTATATAAAATCCCTCATTGTTCTTACGTGCAATCTCCTTGATTGATTTCTTCTGAAAGCCGAGATCTTCAGGAGTAAGATTCGGAGAAATAAGAAAGACAATGCCAAGATCACGATCCGCTTCGGCTATTTCCGAGGCTCTACGTCGACATTCCAAGGCCGCATTATAACATTTCTCCTGTGTCTTGTAATCTCCCCTTACAGCGCATAACTTCGCCAAATCCTCGTATTTGTCTGCATAATTAGACTCCCAAACCTTGATAGATACATTATTATCGATATTAAAGTAATTTATGGCAGCATAGATACGGGCCTTACAAGTCCGTTCATCAATATTAATCCGTTGAGAAGCATTAATCCTCTGCCGTAATAACTTGGCTGCACGAGTGATATTTCTCTCATATTCAAATATCTCTGCCGCCCATTGTAGCTGCTTTAAAAATAGCCGAATTTCCTCCGGAATCCCAGAACAACTTCCAGTCGTCAGGAACTCTGAAATCAGATCCGGATGTATCTTATCAAGGTGGTCTAATTGTGTCATACTCCAAACAGTTGTTTTCGTAGGTCTAATTCAACACGTAAATTCTTACGTTCTTCCAAAGTGTTAATCGCATCAATGTCTCCAGATTCTGCCTTCTTCGCAAGTTCTGCATCAATATTATATTCTCCAAGAGCACGCCCATTATTATATGCATCATAATACACGTCTCCAGAGAGAGTAATTCGGACAATCAATGCTAACTTCTCCTTACCACGAAGTCCAAGCAGACTGCAGATGCGTTGTGGAGTGTAACCAAGTGCGCCAAACGTGCGCACCTGGGATACATACTCCTCACCGATTTGAGTAATCTGGTCTACATCAGAGGTAGGTGTCAGTTCATTTTTCATGCAATGAGTTTTAATGTTTCTTCAGTATTCATCAATTCCCCTCCACGGATAAGCCGAACAGGTTGCTCCAGAAACATAGCCCGGTAGCGAGATACAGTAGCAGAGACATAACGTGGATCTATCTCCATTGCACAGCAAATTCGGTCTGTTTGTTGGCATGCCAAGAGTGTAGAACCGGATCCTTCCAGGCTTTAAATGCATACTTGAAACCACGGGTGATAATAAGCATCTGTAGTTTCGATAATTTATCAGGATCCGATTTCTTAAAATCCTCCTGAAGCTCTAAGAACGAATCCAGCGGGGCAGTCGGCAAACTACCCAAATTAAATACTTCTATTAGCTTTTCCATAATTACTTTGATTCTTCGAGAATTGATTTAAATAAGGCTTCCCGGTCACGAAACCGGCGAAGATGTTCTTTATCTTGCGTCCGTTTATCTATACGTTCCGGACGCTTTAGAAAGGATTCGTATCTGCGAATATTATCGGAGCAATTCTTATACCGACGAAGGAACTCCAAGGGATCAGACGTTCGTAAACGTTCTAATTCAGCTCTTTCAGACCGATGAACGATAAGCGGATGTTTGTACCGAAATACTCCAGTGTCGTTGTACGTTTGCAGCTCGGAGAATGCCAGTAAGTTCCGAATTCGTAGTTCAGCCATGTCAACGACTGCACGACTGGTCGGTTTCTTATCTAGCAATTCATCGAGCTGCTTCATTTTTTTCCAAGTCTGCACACGATCATTGTACAGGATCGTAGCTATTTGGACGTTTTCGTCTTCGAGGTTTTCCCAGTCGATTTGCGGGTACTCTTCGTGCTTTTGCTTTTTGGAGCTACCTTGGTAGGTTCTTTTTTTTTCTCTTCCTCTAAGGCTTGTTCAGCCTGTTCCGCACGTTCTTCAGCTTCTGTTCTTGCATCTTGCTCCGCCTCGAGTTCTTCTTTCAGTTCCTGGTTCTCTTGTTCCAAGACTTCAACTTGTTCTGCAGCTTGAGGTGCACATTTCTCCGCCTCTTGCTCTTTCTGCTTACGCAGTTCCGTTTCAGCCTGCTTTTCGTAAATCTCGGCATCGATCTCAAATGGGTTCTTTTCTTCTTGCACTGAAGCTTCTACTTTTCCCTCTAAATTGCCAGATAACAGCTGTTGAGAAACAGTAGGTGCGTCTTCCGGAGTATCTCCTCCTGATTGTAATTCTGCTCCATTTGCTTCTTTGGCTTTTTCATTTTCACGACGATTTATCCGGATAGCATCCTTTGACTTTAAGTCTAACAATGTATAAAGAATATCATCTGCATAACGTTGTGGGTTACGGGCAAACATCTTAAGTTTAGGATGTACCGGGGCAGATGCCCGAAGCAGACGCAAATCCACTTCGGCAGCCGCCGGATTACGTAACTCATTAAAGTATTTTGTTTTCTCTTTAAATCCGTACATAATTTATGCTGTTTGAATTCGACTTCCTGAAACTTCAATAAGAGTGGCTGGATCCAAAATTCGGAATGTGATGGAAGAACCGGCTTTTGCTGTCCAGGTAACTCCATCTTCCAAAATAAATGTGGCGCCATCTGCTATTGTTGCAGCCTTATCCGTGCCAGTACCGGTTAAAGTGATATGCCTGCCTTTATCATTATTCGTCAAGCCTGAAACCGTCTCTATTGCATAAGTTGCATCAGTGCCGTTCGGGATCTCATAGGAGTTGCTTGTTGATTTAACTGCTAAGTCTTTAGTTCCCGCTGTATGCACTTCCGCCGGAGCCTTAACTATATCACCAACATACTTGTAATACTGCGTCACAGAGGTACGTTCAAAAGTGAAGGTTATATAACGGCCATCTTTATCATTCTTCGCTTCATAAGACTTCAAGACCATTGGTCTATCATATTCCCCTAATATATACCATTGGTCCTCTCCAATCTCCTTAAACAATATCACAAACTTACCACCGGCGTGTTCCTCTATAAAGTTTAAGAGCTGATCCCGCATGCCACCCATGATCGCGACAAACTGATTTGTTCCGCTTGTTGTAATATCACCTTTTTCCCCATTGCCGACATAGGTTGGAATGTCGTGCGCTTCAAAATACTTCATATATTCCCCCGGAAGCATTGGAAGAGTAGTAACCTCACGATTGGCGTTGGCCCTCGGAAATTTCACATCCGGATTGATTTGATGAACATCTATCAGATAAATCTTATAGGCAATATTAGATCCATGTGTGTTCTTGTCAGAAACATCTTCAACATTACCAATGGCCATCATAGAAGCAAGAGAAGTTCCTGTGAATCCTGTCATACAAAACATGGAATGATCAGGATCCAGGAACATACCAACAACAAAAACAATGGCAAAAAGAAGTGCAAGAGATAAAAAGAGTTTTACCTGCATTTTACATGCATATTGATTCCCTTTTTTATAAGGGTTACTGATTTTTTTAGCTTTCATAAAACATCAATTTTGTAGTTAAGAAAAAAGGGTGGGCAGAACTCCCACCCCTGAAAACAAACACCTATTAAAAACTGAAAAGAACTATCTTACACCAGGAAGATTTGGTTGCAAATCTGTATTAACCGTACGTACACCACCGACACAGCGTTCCAGTTCACGGAAATTCCCCTTACTGTTCAGAAGAACAAGGATATAATCACCTTCTTCTGTTGGAGTATAAGCGGCAGTGATATCTTCGAATTTACCAGTTTTGGAAATCTTGGAAGCATTAGTTTTGGAGCCACATTCAATAAGGTATCCGACACCTGGTTTTGCATTTTTGATGTCAGTGATTACAGTAGCCTTTGTATTTTCACCTGTAATTTGCCAAAAGCCATCCTTTGCGTCAATTTCAGTAGCATCAACTGCAACATTAACGGAAGGCTTATTCATGAAAATTTGCTGCCATTCGAAATTGTTTTGAACAAGTTCAGCACGCGTTTTGAAACGGCGTCCCAAGAAGGCGGCAGCTGTACCTTCCTTCCAGGTAGACCAGCATTTTACCATTTCCATGTCATCCTTTGCTTTAAAGGCCATCATCTCTCCTGGAATGTATTCCAAGAACTGCAAATTGCCTGGAATATCAAGGAACATTAAGCAGCTTTGCCCTAAATAAGGCATCCATCGGATATGAAGATCGGTATCAGGAACAACATTCAGATAACTGTTAGGACCAGTAAAATCAATGTCTTTACCGTACTTGGTTCGACAACCTTCCTTCCACCAAGTTTGATGCAAGCTATTCAGATAAATAACATGCTGATCCAGATCCATATCTTCCGTACATTTTTCAATAATGTCAGCCACGAACTCCTTCACTGCATCTACCATGTTTTCCTTTGTATATGAACGATAAGACTCATCGTCATGCAGTAAAATTTTATTCTCATGATAATACCGGAGCAATGTGTAGATAATACCCGTGGAAGCATTCAAGAAGTGAGACGGAACCCCCTTTTCCGGAGTAACATAAACACCACGAACACGACGTTTATTCTGTTCTACTTGTGCTGTTTCCAAGGTATTGACAATACAATACTCAATCAAAGACCACTTGATAGGATCAGAGCCTTCCTTATTGAGATAACCGATGTACATTCTTTCCAGTTTCTTCATTGGACCGAATTTCATCTTAATCATAGCGTCATCAACATGCCCCATCTCGTTTTCGATTTTCATGCCGCCTTTCCAAACTTCGCCTTCTTGCCAACCTTGAGAGACTTCATCAAAGAATGTATTGAATACAAGGTCATGATCCTGCACACCATATCTCACCGGGAAGAATTGAGTTAGCTCACGCTTTTTCAGTATATGAGCGATTAATGCATCCTGACGACGAATTACGTATTGATCACCGACTTTGGCATCGTCAACTCCCGAAAGGTCCGTTGAGAATTCACCTGCAGCAAGCTTTACCGGATCGAGCAGATGATTCTTATTCAAATACTCATAACGCCGAGCAAGAGATTTTGAGAAAATAGCCACTTCCTGAAAGAAAGCTTTCTCTTCACCATCCTCTATATTAGTAGAGGAGTAATCAGGATTTTCCGTAATCTTATTCCAACGTTTCGACATATCAAACATAGGAGCTTCAATACCAAACAGATGTTTTGCAGTAGTGCCGGGTCCATTAATTCTCATAGTTACAGGAGTTATTACCGATGCAGATGGAGTATCAGCTGCAGTTTGATCAGACATTTGTTTCACTAAATTCTGTAATTCACCATTTTGCCTTACTACGCTCTTGGCTAACTCGATAACACCTTCCGGTGTAGCTTCAGGCTGATTAAGCGGCTTTTCTTCCTTTTCAGCCGCATTATCAGCAATTGCGGGAGGAGTCACAGCACCGGCCAAAAGCGATTGTAACTGATTCATTTCATCCTGAGACATTTGCTGTTGCTGCTGCACCGAATCCGCCTCCATATCTTCACGAAGATTTGCCTGAAATTCTTTCTGATAACGAATAGCAATTGCTACAATGTCTTCAGACGTTAATTGCTTAGCCTTTGCCTTATCTGACAGCTTCAGAAGTTGTAAGACATTTCCTAATTTTTCTCTAAAGTTCATAATTAATTGATTGTTAAATTAGACATACTGATTTATTTTATTTCGAAGGGAAATGCTATCCAAGTATTCCTGTCCACGTGAATTTGCGTGGGCAATAGCTTCAGGAAGAGTCATCACAGAATCAATTAGCCCCTTATCTATCGAATGTTGAGCATCAAAAGTTTCACCTTGGAATACCGGATCATCTTCAGAGAGATTGGCAAGTTTAGGACGAGAAGATTTTACTTCATTTAAAAATTGAACGGTAAGTGGATCAAGAACTTCTTTAATATATTGTTCCGGGTGCCCAGCACGTAAATCTTCAAATTTCTTATTCTTGAGTGGAGATAGACTCGATTTCTCTTGAATTAGTTTTATTCCTAACTTCTCATAGTAAGCAGAAAAGTCATAAAAGCTGATCATAGTACCAATACAACCAATTTGATCATTCTTCGTCAGCGCATGTATTCCATTCGCACTATGACAAGCAATATAGTAACCGGCAGAAGCACAATACTGCTCAACTAAGACTTCTACAGGTTTCTTTAGTGAGTGCATTGTTTCCGACAACCGGTCTAAATACCAAGCTTCACCACCACCGGAGTTAATATGAAGGAAATGCACAGATATTGAAGGGTTACTCTCTGCAGCAATCAAATCCCTCTCAAATTGCTTTGAAGAGAAATACCAGGATGAATTAGATGTAATTGTACCCCAAATACGATGATAAGCAATTGAGCCTTCAGGCAGTTCCTCGGATGAGAAATCATTAGTCAGGCTTACACTCTTAAGTTCTGCAGTACATGCTATTTCTCTTTTAAGTTTAGCCACCGCCTTATCTACCTGGTCTTTATAAGTCGGCGGATCCGATAAAAAGAAAAAAGACCCTGGCACTGGGTTCTTTTGATCCAGGAGTGGAAAACATTCCATCATGGCAGCAGCATAAGCTTCTGCCGTGATGAAGAGTTTAGATGTAATAAGTAAGTTACGAAGAAATGTCCTATTCATTGTAGTGCATCTTTTCAGCGAAGATAGTTCGTCGAAAGAAGGCTATGAAGGACTGTTTATACAGGCAAAAATGGTGAATAGAGCATTTTACAGGAAATTTTTAAGGTTGCAGTGTTCAAGTTTGCAGAAATTGAAACCAAAGCCGGAATATCATCTGTACCTATTGCAATATTCTTTTCTAAAGAATCACACAAATAAATAATAGCAGACCTAGCAGTGGAAAATTCCCGAAGAGTATCTACATCCGGAGTTTCAATCGTTATGTCTTTACTACAATCGAACAATTTGCCAGATACCGAATCTGTAATAGAAGGAGTAAAAGAAAAAGGATCAGCAAGAAAACGATATTCTTCTTTCTTCATTTTCCCTGTAGGTTTCACCCTCAAAGTAATAGTTAACTCTCTCATAATCTTATAATTATTTAGTATTCAACAAGTTCGCCATACAGCGGACGTTTTTTCGCCATTTGGGGACAAAAATGATAGTTCGGTCGGTCATTTTTTACCCATTTTTTAACCTCTTTTTATATTCTCGACGTGTTTTCCTCTTGCGTATATTTTCTCTCCACCTATAGAAGTTTTTTAAAAGAGCATCTTCTGAAATAGAATCAATGCAATACGAGCACATGAAATGATGCACAACATCTAGGTTCTTTAAAAGATGTCCATTCATATCATTTTCATCCATCGCAGCATGAAGTTCACGGTTAAACATCCGCCGTACTTCTTTCTCTATCAATCGTACAGAGTTAGGAGAAAGGAAATTGTAAACTTTAGGATCCTTTCCGATTCTTCTTTCAGGAAGGATAAACGCCAAATTACCATTATCAACAGGAGATTGATTTTTTTGTCGTTTAGCCATCAATGTCCATATTGTATGGTAAAGGTCTGTATTGTCTGGAATTCTGAATGCTTCTTCAGAACCATTATTATACTTTCCACGTAAGTATTCAGCCAAATATGGCTCAATATTAATACTAGTCGTAATCATAGTCTTTTCAGTTAAAGAATATTTTTGAAATACTTTTATTTATTTTTGCTTCCAACTGTCCAACCGTCCAACACGCCCTATTACATAATAAATAGTTATCTAATTATCAGCCATTTAATATTAGAAGAATAACATTGATTGACTGTTGGACAACGTCCTACACATCCAACATAAGGTTTTTAAGTGGCATTTTGTTGGACAGGTCATTTTTTATTCTGTTGGAATGTAGAAAACTGTAAATCCAACACGTCCAACAACGTCCAACCGAACAACAGCAATGTTGGATATATATATACTACTTTAATAAGATATATACTACTATACTACAGGCATTTACATTTTAAAAAGTTTTTGGCTGTTGGACTGTTGGACTGTTGGACGCCATGTTTTGAAAATTATCTTTTCAAAATTGCACTCTCTTTGCTTTGTATTTCTTTAAATTTAGGGGGTCCGGGGGATTGGAGGTGATATTCATAAATGATAGAGTTGATTAAAAATTGAAATGTACGCTTTATTATAAAAAGAATACTCCTCGACCGGCAGGGCTGGCAGAGGAGTATAAGGCAGAAAATACATCTAACTAAAATGGTAATGGTTGCTTATTATCGTCAGCAGATTCAGCAGGAAGTTCATTACCTGAACGTCGCAAATCAATATCATACAAATCCTGAAATATTTCATAGTTTAAAGCAATGCAGCTTGAATTAGTAAATCTCTTTTCCACTTTCCGAACCATAGTATTATCAACAGTTACAGTATCATTAGTATTTCCGTCCTCATATCCTCCCCTAGGAACCTCTACAACTTCATGCCAATTGAAACGCCGTGCATGCACACACCCTATATAACTCGGATGAGATCTAAGATTCTGTTCAATGGTAGATTGAGTTGAATCCTCGTTGTTATAGGAGCTCCGAGCGAACTGTGTATAAATAGTACTCAAGCGCAAGAATAAGATCTTGGTTCCTGCAGGAAATGCTATTTCTTTCTTCTCTCCTCCAGGAGTCTTAATAGTTATTTTATCAGGTGTATCAATCGTGAAATCTCGATTCTCAATAATTGCCTTTGTATCAATCATTACATCCATTGCTTTAAAGAAAGTAGCAAGCTTATCAGTCTTACTAATCAGTTCAACTTGGAACTTTATCTTGGCACAAGCTATCTTAAAAAACTCTTTGTAGGAAAAAGGTAGATTCATTTTGGTATGACTTTCGATTAGCTTACATGTTGCTAAAAAGAGCGATGCTGTTTTCATCAGACGATCTATCTCACCGGCATTGTTCAGTTCGGCTTTCAATTCATCATAGGCTTGCTGCTTGAGCGTCCTAAAATGGTCCATGACTAACGGCCTAAGCTTTAATATCTCTAAAAGCACATTTGAAAGTCCTATCTTGTTAGGATCCTCAATATCCTTGAGTTGATTAAACATATCGACCTCCTCCTGAGTACGATTCCTTGGCTTAGGGACCTCGCATACTATAATACGGGACATTAGCGCATTATCATCCCTTTGCGGCGTTTCCTGCCCGCACAAAATTACAGGAGCATACACCTTATCATTTTCAATTTCCTTTCCGGACGTACCTTTTCGTTTCTGTCTACCGTCTCCATCATAAACAATTCCTTTCAACGCCTGAAACTTAACATCCGATATATCTTTATTGTTATACTCATCCAAGACGACCGGAACATCTCTGAAGGTGCTCATCAAAGTAGACATCGCAGCGTCTGTACCAATATTTAGATTAAAAATGGGCACTTTCGGAGATATGAATAAAGAGCGAATGGAAATTGCTATTTGCGTTTTTCCTGAAGACATAGGCCCCATAAAGAAAGGAGCTGTAAACAAACGGTCGATACAGTGTATATTGCTACGAAATGCGCACATTATAGCAAAGAGAATCCCCCATTTACCATTATCATTGATTTTATACACCTGATCCATTAAAGAGGCCCATTTTTCAAAGCTACATTGTTTCTCGACCGGAATATCCTTATAAACTAACTGGGAAATAAGCTCATATTTTTCAGACTGCCGTCCGGATCCAGCGTATATGGTAGAAAAAGCAGGAAGGTAATAGTTCTTCTTATTATGTGTCACGACACCAAGCTCATTGACAGGTTCAAAGCGTGGCTGTTCATCTACGACATGGAACACCCCATTTGAAAAAGCGAAAAACATATTATCTTCCCGGCGTGAAGCCCCATCGACTTGTTGATTTCCATAGGTTAGGATTTCCGAACAGGTGATAAAGTGCCGGGACATATATTCTCGTATCTTAGTCCAGTGTTTTTCTTCTCCGGACGTGAAGTTTACAGCCTCCAATTGAATCAGTTCTTCTTCAATGGTCGCTTTCTTTAGCAGTGCCCTAGACGGAACCTCAATATAAAGTGGAGTCTTATAGTATCTCCGATTTATTTTAAGAACTCGTTTATTGGCCTCCTTATCATCCGAATAGATATGAAGCAAAGGAGTCATAAAGAAATCGGCAATTTGTTGATGTCCGCCTTTCTCTTGCCGGAACATATAACATACAGGCTCTCCGTCTTTGTTCAACTTTGGATAGAACCCACATTGACGATACATTTCATTGTATTCCGAATTTTCGTCTACATACCCAGGCAGTTCATTCGGATCGTAATCTTCATCATCGTCATCTGTACGTTGAGCATTGATGGCCATGCGGGACTTTCGTTTTGCCAAATAGGGCTTTAATATTTCATTAAAGTCAGTCTTACTAAGCGACAGATTATCATAGAAATATTTAGCATTAACCACTCGAACAGAATCTTCAGCATAACTGATCAAGTCAGCACAACGTTCAATAAAAGGTGTTCTTTCTCCAAAATAAGAAGCTAGGAACAAACCATGCAGATGTACATAGTATTTTATGAATGTATAAGTTTTGTCTATTCGCTGCTCTTCCTGATCGTACCCTTCTTCATCCTCTACTACTTTCTGCTCTTGGTCTTTTGCAGCTACAGTCAATGTTATATTTGTCAAACCGGCACGATAAAGCATTGTCAATGCGGAAAGATAGTCCGATTCATCCCCATCTCTATTTATGAAAATCCCTTGGCTATCCGTTGTAAAATAGGCACACTCCCGACGTATAGATTGGATATCTGTCGCAGATGGAACTCCATGCAAGAGAATAACAGGGGTATCTCCATACAATTTCAGAAACAAATCAAAATCCGGTGTAAGTACACATGGTTCACCTTCACGGCGTATTTCGTGGATTTGTTCAAGTCCATAAACACCCGGTTTCATCTCCTCAATCTTTGGAATATCCTTCACGTTCCGGACAACGTCACGTATCTTTCGCTCTATAATTTCTGTTGTAATCTCAAACTTAGCAGATATCTTCCTCACATAGTTCAACCGCAAGGTCTCTGAAGAAATATAGCCAATTAAATTGCAGATCGTATTCAGCGCCTGTTCCTTAGATTCCGGATCTTCAAAGTCTTTTGCAAAAATATCCGCAAAGTAACTGGCAAAATCTGTTCTCCGATTCATCAGCCATTTCGCCGTATTTTCTTTTTCTTCAGAAGCTATATTATCAGGATCCTTTCCATAAGGTAGGAGAACACATTGTACAGTTAGTCCAGCCTTCAGGAGCAGCTCACAATTCCTAAGAGAGGCTTTTAATCCAGCATCATCAGGATCATAGACTAAAGTTATATTTTGAGTAAACCTGGATATCAACTTTACTTGTTCCGGAGTAAGTGCAGTCCCAGACCCGGCAATTGTATTTTCGACACCTGAAGCATGCATCGATAGAACATCAAATTGCCCTTCTACCAAGTAGACATTATTCATTCGCCCAATGGCCCCACGTGCCTGTAATAGTCCAAATATTTGCGCACCCTTTTTAAAAACTGGAGTATCACCTGTATTATGATACTTACCTGCCTTTTCTTTAGGAACCACAAATCGACCGGAAAAACCTGTTACATTTCCGTTCAGATCAAAGAAAGGGAACATTATTCGATCACGAAAGTTATCATAGACTCTCCCCTCTGCAGCTTTCTTCAGAACATCAACCTTTGTTAGCACTTCCTCGGAATAGCCCGCTTTCAACATTTCTTGAACAGCTAAATTACCTTCAGGAGCATAGCCGATAGCAAAATCTTTTATAACCTTATCCGTCAACCGAAATCCACGTTTATCGAGATAGTTTTGCGCCTCCGGCAGATGTTTTTGAAAAAAAATGACCGCTCCTTTCAGTGCGATCCGCATCGCTTCAAAATCTTTCGCTTTACGCACCTCCTCGTCGGTAAGCTCCCGATGTTCCAGTTCAATTCCTGCTTTCTTCGCACACCATTCAACGGCTTCAGCAAACGACATATTCTCATGTTCCTGGATAAAATTAATAACATCACCCTTATGATCGCAGACGAAGCATTTATAAGTTTGCCTATTTGGACTAACGAACATTGAAGGATGACTGTCATTGTGAAATGGGCAAACACCAACGAAATTTGAGCCACTTCTTCTTAAGAAAACAAACTCCGAAATGACATCAACGATGTTCAGTGCTGATTTTATCCGGTCAATTTCTTTTTTACTTACCATAATTATTCTTCATTAAACATACTTAATTGCCTAGCCTCAAATGCCTCTTGGAGTGTAAGCCCAAAATATTTGGATAGCGCAACGTATTCTTGTTGTGTAATCTGCTTGCGGCCATAATAAATGTCCCAAAACCGCATCTGATTAATGTTTACTTCGCGATAAAATTCCCTCGTTGGGGAAAAATTCTCCGGATGTCGGAACTTGAGACGCAACATCTCTTGTACTAAGTTCCGCTTCACCGTCTGGCCGGCAACTATCTTTTTGCGATGCAAAAACAGTTTAACGGCCAATGGGGATCGGCCAACATATTCGGCCATCTCTTCCATTGTCTTTTTACCCACGTTTTCTCGCACATAAATTTCTTCTTCTTGCTTCCATTTCCCGTTGTTCATACGATTCTTTCCTCCATACTTGGGTAAAATCTTCATTAAACTCATATTCAGGATGCCTGTATATATAAAGACAGCAGAATTTTATAAATAACTCCTGATTATCCGACGGTACCTCCAATACATCATAATACCTGTTGATTCCCAACTTATCAAGTGATGTATTCACAAGAGCTTCAAATTTGAAGAATTCTTCCGGACCTAGAAGAGACAAATATTGATATACCCAAATCCAATTTACAATTTTATATTTTTCTAAACTCTCTCTCATTACTACAGCATTTCTTTTTCTGTTTCCTTCAGCTTATTAAACGCCACAATTGTCTGTAAAGGAAGATCATATCTTCTTTGCCGGGTGTTAGATCGCAAAGAAAAGCATCGCCCAACAGCATCCCATCGAAATTTCTTCTCTTCAATTATCGTTTGCCGATTCCCGGATATAGTTACCTTTTTAGGGATCTTAACTCGTCCTTCAACTTTACGAACGTCCTGGGAGTCTTCGTTTTGTATAATCTTATCAATTACATACCCACATGAGAGCATGGTTTGTTCGAAAATATCCTTTGTATGCATACTATATTTATTTAAGTATTGGTTCATCATATATTATATCGGGTGGAAAAGAATTAATGTCATTAGTAAATCTACTATTCCATTCTTTTTCGACATTAGAAATAGCTTCCAAAATCTTTCCTAAAAGAGCTGCTGGAATGTCATCACAGCATGGATCAATAAAAGATACAAGTCCTTTCTCATCTATACGATACCGTACAAGAAGCCGCTTACGGTCATCTATTTGTTTCCTTCTGCTCATATTTAAACTTTTCATGTATAATTTTATTTTCTAAAAAAACTATCACCACTGATTGACCGTGCAGTATCATCACCACTTAACCGGATGTACCGGAAGAAGTTTTGCTCACTGCGATGTCCTGTTAATTTCATTATCTCAAACGTTTTCATACGTCCCGTTAAATACATGTTGGTTGCTGCACTCCTTCTTGCTGTGTGACTACTTATCAACTCCCATTTTTCACGAGTAACTGTAACCAACTTCCCGCCTTTGGTGAATGAGTAAGTAACTAGGTCATTTAGGCCAATTTCTTTCATTATAACCTTCAAATATTTATTGAAGTACTGAATACACAAACCGCAAGGAACCTGACCACCATACTTTGCGAATATCTCTTTTACATAATCATGTGCCGGGACCTTGACATCCACATTGGTTTTCTTTGTTCGGATCATAATATAGTTATTTATAAAGTTTTGACTTGTCAACCTTGAATAGTCGGAATAACGCAAAGCAGTAAGGCATCCCAATACAAACATGTCTCTAATTCTCTCCTTTGCTTTCCGCTTATCCTGCCCTACAAACTTGTAATAGTATATCCTTGTAATCTCATTCATTGAAAGAAAGACCGCATTTGTAGGCTCACATTCCAACTCAATTTCATCATAGGTAACATCTACTGCATAATTGTATTGCGAAGCTCTACGAATAAGAGTCTGTATTTTTAGAATATATCCTACAATGGTATTATGTCGTAACCCGCAATCTTCAAGATAGACTATGAAATCATCAAGAAATTCTGCCGTTACCGAGTTAGTGAATATGTCACAATCAAACTCCAATGAAAAGTTATCAATGTGCTTTATTATCGCATCATAAACGGCTGCATAGTGTTCAGACTTGCGCCTGCTGCGCTTTTCTAATACATCCCGGATGAAGTCGGTGAAGAATACTCCTTCTAATGGCTTCTCCTGGCGGAAGTGATTAATGTAGTCCTTTCTCGCTGTGCGAGGCCGGACCGGTTGTGATAATTGTAATGCTTTGGCTGTATCATTTTAAAGGGTTAATCCTAATTTTATACTTATTTACCTCTAAGTAGAGTGTATCTACGGCAGGTTTAATTTGTGCATCTATCGTTATATCGGTAAATGAACCTCCAAATAAAGTGTAATTATTCAATTGATAACTTACCCCCTGTGCATCAAGCAGATTTTTGAATTGATCTGATTCTAATTCGTCGTCGAAAGTGTAAGTGTATTGTTCCATATTTCTTGTTATGAAATTACTACCATTGCCGGAGCTTCTTGCTCCACTTCATCAATAACCATCAGATTAACATCACCTGTGTAGACATATACTTCCGCTTCCGGATTACAGTTTTTCAACTGTTCTATCAGTTCTGTCACTATCATAATTGCCTCCTATTATTTTTTTTTGAACTATTCTTCATCAATACCAATTTCTTTTTTATTATTGGGCCATCCTCTTCGGATCATAGTTGATATATCCTTCTTCCGAAGTTTATCAATAGCCTTTTTCTTGGCTTCAGCCTTGTTTATAGCAGATACTGTAGTTTCAAAAGTATCCAGTTCGATCATTACGCGATATTTCTTCATATCTATCTTGTTTTGAGGGTTATTTCCACTTGGTTACTGTTGAAAAGTCACAAGGGGAATTGAATCTATTAGTTAATATATATGCCGCCTTATACTCATTCCTCAAAGTATCACCGTGAAATACGATACCGGATATTCCCCTGATAGACAAATTGAATAGAAGAAAAGGCACTGTCTTATCAGATAATTCACCGCACACTATCAGGTGATCATTAGGTTTATAATCCAAGAAACTGATACTATTCCGGTGATTGTACCAATTTGAAATGAGCATTCCGCCTGTCCCGGCTGTTGGCTCATAAGTTACTCCAGCATCAGAACCTAATAATTTAGAGACCAAAGTTGAAAGACATTTAGGAGTAAAATCCTGCTTGTTATTCTTCCTATCAGCGTGTTCGTCTTCAAAATATTCATGGAACCAGTCGTAACTAACATCACATTTGAAGTAATCCAAAAAGTCTTTGAATACCTTGATTCGTTCTTTTTCCTCTCCAAACAAAAGATTCATTATCCGTTCCGGTGCTTGATAACTATCTGTTATGCTCAACATTCCATTTATGTCAGATAATATATTTTTCATGGGCTAATTTAACTTCGTCATTGGTTGATTGTGCATAAATAGTAGTTGTCTCAATGCTTTCATGACCTAGCATCTTCTGTACCTGTTCTATTGGCATTCCTCGTTTTAGGGCTGTAGTTGCCGCCGTTCTCCTGAGTCTATGTGGATGCACATTGGATATACCCGCCTTTTTCCCTAGATTCCTTAGCATGATTTCAACTGCTCCCTTGGATATCCGGGATAGTTTATTCATATCTTTTATCTGCTGGCACATTCCCTCATAATCAGATAAAAATAGGGCTTCTAAATCATCTGTTCTTGAATCAACATATTCCTTCATGGCTATTTTACAGCGGGCAGACAAATAAACAGTCCGGTACTTGCGCCCTTTTCCAAGCACATCGACCTGCGCATTTTGCCAATCTACATCACTAAGATTCACATTTACCATTTCAGATACACGACAGCCTGTAGAAAATAAGAATTCTATTATCGCCTTATTCCTTTTTGTCCTAGCTAAAGACCTTAACTTCTCCATGTCATCTTCACTTAAAGGCTTCTTTAATTTCTTCACCTGCCTCACGCCCTTTATTCTAAGCATTGGATTCCGGTCAAGGATACCTTCTTCTGTACACCAAGTGAAAAAACTGCTTAAAGTCCTACGGATATTATTCAAGGTATTATCACTGCATTTATTTACCTTCTTGTAAGCTAGATAAACACGGACATCATCAGTTACAATCTCCTTGACATGTTTCCCTATCTGCAAGATAAATGCTCTTAGAATGACGCGATAATAGTCCAAAGAACTTTGACATAATCCTTCAACTGCTTTAGCTATGAAAAATCTACTTATAATCTGCGAATCGGAATTATCATAGACTACCACAGAGGTTTCTTTTGCCATAATCTCATAATTTCTCAAACAGAATGATATTGAATCAATTACTGTTGATATCTCATCGGTAGGAATCTTACCAAACAATGTATCACGTATTTCAGATAAAACATATTCTTTCATTTAATTCCTTTCTTTTCTGTTAGAGTGATTTTAATAGTTCTTCTTTAGATAAAGCATAGCTTCTCTCTAATTCAAATTCATAAACTTCCACCCTGTGTCCAGCACTTTCTCCTACACGTAGTTTATACTTGGAAGACGGTTCGTAAGGTTTATTGGTATCATAATTAAAGTGAGAGGTAACTTCAACTGTTTCTACCATAAATTCCTGCACTTTATTGTTATAAATAGCCCAAACCTTTTGACCGGGCGTGAATTTTGTTTCTATTCTCATTTGATTCCTTTTTTTATTTGGATTTATACAAAATCCTGTAATTGTAGCTTGAGTTGCTGTTTAGATTGAAAAATACGACTTTTTACAGTTCCTATGGGCAAATTCAATTTTTCTGCAATTTCACGATATTTAAAACCGGAAAGATGCAAGATGAAGGATTCTTTTTGGATACTGGGTAGCAGTTCCAAAACTTGCAGTATTTCGGACGTATCAGAAGAACTATCTACTGCTGAATCATAAGATCGTAACATAGGATTAGACACAGTATCACAATAGGCTCTTTCACGCATCGTCCTTCTATATTGATTTGCAAATAAGTTACGCATAATTGTATGGCACCAAGCAGAGAAATTGGTATTAGGAGTAAATAACTCCTCGTTATCCAATATCGCAAGAGAGGTTTCCTGAAGCAAATCACGAGCTGCATCAGCATTAGTGGTCAATCGATAAGCAAATTGATATAACTTTTCTTGTATGGCAAGCAAGTTATTGGTAAAGCATGAAGTATTCATAGTTCAAAACCTCCTTCCAATGGGCTAAATACCTCATTAAACACACCATCCATTAGAGGTTCAAATTTATCCTGAAACGTATCCGGATACACAAATAGTACATCAACCAGCCCACCCTTATTTTCACCTACACAAATCTCTACTGGGAGATTATCTTCATGCACTTTTTCCACGATACCGGTAAGAAGTTTGGGGTTTAGCAATCGTTTAGTTTTCATAATTATTTATTTTTTATGTTAGTCAAATAATAATTCACCATCTGTCCAAGTGTTTTTAAACCCAACTTAGCCTTTATATTTTCCCGATGCCGATTTACTGTAGCTGTTGAAATTGATAATTCAGTCGCTATTTCAGTAGCCTGTAACCCTTCAGCTATTAAGGCTAATATTTCAAGTTCTCGGACGGATAACTTTGAATCTAACAGAGGTTTACAAACAACTCCCTCATCTTGACATTCACCCCGGAGAGGGCAACGCACTTCTTCAAACTGAAAAGATCCATTCCGATCAATATCATAATTCTGTTGATCATACTCACCAAAATTACACCGAGCAAATCGATGGACTATTTTATATTCAAAATGCAGACGATTCTTTTCGCTCTTAGAATAAAGCTCACTCAACCTTTTAAAAGCAACCGGATACCTATCTCTGATAGCTATAAAAAAAGATAAAATCAAATCACGATCCGATTCTTCCAATTTACGAACAGCTTGATTACATTCCTTTACCATGACTTCACCATCAGGAGTAGAATAAAACTCAATATTACATAAGATCATGCTTCACCTCCTTTCTCTTCAGGTGGAAAAAGTTCATCAAGTTTAAATCCAAGAAACTCGGCAATCAATTTCTGCTTAACTAAAGGTGGGCGAGCTTTACCTGCTATCCATCGGTACACAGATGTAGTAGTTGAGCTTGTCAAATCAGCAATCTGTTTTATTGTATCAGTTTGCTGATTCGGAAGACTTTGCATGTACTTACTAAATACCATAATTGATAAAATTTTAATTTATACTAATGTTATTACAAGATGTTTTATTAACTTCGTGGTGTCGTTTTTATAACACGATGCAAACATAGAGCATTTATCTGTAAAATACAAGTAATTTACAGAGCATTTATCTGCGTAATTAAAAATAATTTAGCCATTAAACGCTATATGACTGTAAAAGAGAGACTTATAGATTTCATCAAATATAAAGGTTTAAGCCAAAGCAGGTTTGAATCCCAGGTAGGTCTATCAAATGGATATGTGAATAACATAAGAAAATCTATAAGCCCAGAAAAGCTACAGAGCATTACTCTAACATTCCCTGAACTTAATACAGAGTGGCTTCTAACTGGAAGAGGAGAAAAAACAAAAGAGATACAACCTCCTAGTAACACTTTGCCAAATGGAGTCTTCATCCCACAAGATATGTATGATATCATAAAGCAGCAAGCAGAAACAATCTGCTCGCAGCAACGTCTTATTGAGGAGTTACAATCTGAAAGGAAAAAAATGCATGTCCTTCAGGGAGACAATGCCGAATGTGCAGATGCAAGCGGATCGGATTTGGAGGAATAA